CTAGGCCGCTGCCCTGCGCGTCAGAAACTTGACCACGTCTTCGGCGACCCACAACCGGTTACGCCTGGCGCCACCGACCGGTTGAGGAAACCCAGGCTTGTGAACGTAGTCGGTGAGCACCGTCTTGCGGGTCACGCGCAGATAGGCGCCGATTTGATGGGCGTCCCACAGTGTTGGCGGGTTGAACTGGACGGTCATTGGCCCCGCTCCCTATGACACGGCAGCGGCGACCACGACCATTCGACAGTCCTGTGCCCGCATCGCACACACTTAAGCGCGCAGACGTTCGGCGGCGTGTCTTCGATCAGCCGGTAGTCGTGGCCGGTTGTGACCACGATGCTCCGACAACGGATGCTCAGGCGGATGGTGCGCCAGATGGCGAATAGGAGGCAGATGGGGTTCATTCCCCGCGCTCCCGGTTCATGGCGGCGTCGATATACCGATCAAGCGCCTCGGTTTGTGCGTCCCGTGGACAATTGCCAAACACAGAATCAAACTGCTCTGCGCTGAGGCTCCTGATAAACCTGTACCGAGTGGCATCCAAACTCACCCGGTCGAATTCCTTTTTCCAGTAAACCGCTGCCGAGTTCTCGGCCCACAGTTGTTGCATTCGATCTACTGTTTCCAAAAGCCGGTTGTTCTCGGCTTCGAGTTCGTCAATGCGCGCTTGTAGTAGATCACTCATTGGGCGGCTCCGGGATCGACATCCAATGGGTTGCGTCACGCACGCACGTATACCCGCTATCAACACACTGGAAAAAGCCGTTGGTTTTTGAAATTTGTATCCATCGGTAGTCGGTAATACGTTCCTTGTGGTACCACAAATCAACAACCGTTCCGTCTCGGGGCGCTGTCTCAATCGGCTGCCATTTGCTCATTTCTCATCTCCAATAGCGCGGGCGAGTTCGTTGGCCCAAATCGAGATCAGTGGGTCTGGCTTGCATCGGGATTCTCTGAGCTTATGGTTGTCCTTCATCCTGAAGATAGTGCCCCGCACCGCCTCAACATCAACCGCAGAATTGGCGTGACCGCGAATCATCGCGGCCCGTTCCGCTTCAGTTACGGGCTGATCCATGTAGGCATCGGCGTATTCCGTCAGCGCCGTCCTCAAAGTATTTCGCACTTGCTGGCCTTCTTCGCTTTGCGCAAAAATCAGTGATCCGTTCATCAGGCCAACCGCCTGACACAAGGCAACGTGCAGAATTTCTTCGGGGCTTACTCTTTGCATAGAGGGCATTGGCATTCTCCTTTGTTGTTTTGCCCATCCGGCACCGCAGCAGGCTGTTGGTCTGCAAGCAGCGCGCGCGCTCCGTTAATCAACTGTGCGAGTTGGCCGCGCACCGAATAGAGCATGTTCGGCATCTGGTCGATGTCGGTGTTCATCCCAGCAGCCTTGAACGCCGCGACAATCGCTTCATCTGTCGGCACCGCCGCAGGCTCGGGCAAGGCGCGCATTCGTTCTTGATCGTCCACACTGATCGCGTGGAACTGGTGCGTGCAGCAAGGGCAGATGACCATGCTGTTATCTGGCGTGCGTGGGCCACCGGGTTGCACCATCACCCAACCGGCAGGCACCGCCTCAACATCGACGGCAGGCGCTGGGGGTTGAGGAGCGGCGGCGAGCATTGCTTTGTAAACGTCTTCTGCATCATCATCGCTGATGTTTTCGACGTCTCTGTACCCTAGACCTCCCGCATTACTACCAGCCGCGTTCATTTCCCACGTCGGCTCTTTCGGCACCATCGCCCAGCCCTCCGCCCCCGCCGCAGGCTTGGCGGCAATTGCCCCGAGCAACAACCTCTCGGCATGCGGCCACTGGTTCTCGTCCAGAACATTGGTCAGCCACTCGCCAAGGCGCTTCAGTGGTTCTGGCGCGCAGTCGATGCTGTTCTGTATGTACTGCTCCGCCTCTTCAAGATCGCGGACAGCTTTTTCTTCAGGCTTGTCGAGTTCGCATCGCAGATCAAACAACGCCGCGTCAACGATTGACATTTCGTCAGCCGTGTTGTCGTTCACCCATTCGAGGGCATCCAACGCCTGCTGCATTACTTCGCGGTGGTTCATGGTTTCCTGTCCTTTTCAATCAGGCGCACGATGTCGCCGGTCGCGCTGTCGTGGGTTTTTCGGGCCGTCTCGTTTAGATGCAGCTTGCAGCGCCAGCGCCCGGTGACGCCCTTCTCGTTAGCTCGGTAAACTGCATCCCCGGTGTGAGGCCCGCGACCACAGTGTTCGCATTCAACGCTCATTCCCCACCCCCAAACTTCGCCAGTGCGGCGCGGGCGCGCTTCCAATATTGAAAGTCTGTCCCGTAATCGTCGCGCCCTTCGTGATGAGCAATCAGCCCGCGCAACGCCTCCACCAACTCCCTCACGTCAGGTGGCTGGGCTTTGGCCTCCTGCCTCTCCAATTCAATCCGCAGCGACTCCCGTCCCCGTGCGTGGCCGTCTATGTAGGCAATGGCCAATTCTTGTTCGGTCTCTCTGGCATAGTCGAGGCGGCCCACGTCCCAAAAATGCCGACAGGTGATTGGGTCCTTGGCAATGTCCAGCAACGCGTCATAAGCCCGTTGGAATGCCTGATGCTCGGCATCGTTGGCGTGTTCGTTCATTTCAGATAGCGTCGGCATCAGGCCATCCCTCCAACATCGCGCCGGGTGTCGCCCCGTAGCCATGCTTTCAGGCACGACAGGTTCACGGTGACGCCTTCATCGGCTAAGTGTTCGCGGATTTCCGGCGCAGTCCAAACGCGCCGTGCGTGTAGCTGCCGGGCGCGGCGCACGATGGCGTCGCTGTATTTGATGCGGTTGTCGGTTGTACGATCGGCGGTCATGCGGCGGCCTCTCCCAATGCGTTGCCTTCGTAGTAATCGGCAACGACGGTGTTGATCCGCGCCAGCAGGGCACGGTCCTTGATATGGATGTGGACGTTCCCGTTCTTGTGCGGGATCAGGACGACGTATTCGTCCTCGAATGCCAAGTTGTCGCCCCATGCGGCGTTGATCAGCGACTGCACCGGGCCGTAGTCGAACTCGCGATCGGTCAGCTTGTAGAGCACGCGCATGAAGTCGCGGACTTCGTCGCTGTAGTAGTAGGCGATCATTCGCCCACGGAAATAACTGGCGCTTGACCAGCTCCGCACGATCATATTCTGCGGCACGCTGAACCCGGCATCGGCGTGGCGTTTGTAGTCGCCGCTGAGCCTGCGGAAGATGGTCACCAGCCCGCGTGCGAACAGGTGATCTTTCTGCGGCAGGTACTCCAGCAGGTTGTCGCGCAGGTTCGCTTCTGTGAACTCTGGCGGGCACTTTTCGAGCGAGTCGTCGAACTCTTTGCGGGCCTGGGCATCCCAGACCGCTTCGAAGCCGCCGATGCGGAAAGCTTCTCGCCAGGCGACGCGATCCAGCTCGGCGATCAGCCTGTCGAGCGGCTGCTGAAAGCGCGCACCGAATGGCATGGCGTGGCGCCGGATCATTGTCGCCGCTTCTTCGGCCTGATCAATGCAGCGCCCCGCTTCGCGCAGGTGGGATACGGCGCGGTCGCGATGGCCGACCATTTCGGCGATGGTGGGCGGCAGGCGCAGGGTGGTGGATAGGCTCATGCCTCGATCTCCACCGGAGCGGCTGAATAGCCGATGTAAAGCGGATGCTTGGGCGTGCCGTCGGCGTTGATGGCCAGCGCATGAAGTCGGATGCCCTGACGCCGCAGCATCTGCATGACTGCCGGGCCACGACCCATCAGGTTTCCGGGCTGGCCCCATCCGCAGATGACGATGCCTGCGTCGGCGCAGGCCTCGGTGATTGCCGTGTCGTTGTGCCAGCCGACGATGTCTCGACCCTCGGCGATGCGCTTTGGCAGTTGCTTGCTGTCGGTCTCGCGCCACGCGAAAACGTTGACGATGCTGACTGCGCCGTATCGCTGGCCGGGTGCAAACCAGCCGGTCATGTTCCATGCGGTCACGCGCCGCATGAAGCGGGTGATAGTTGCGTCGCTCTGCACCTCGGTGGCTGTGCTGGGGTTCATAGCCAACAGAACGGCCTTAGGCTCACGTGACCAGCGGCGGGTCAGCAGGTACCGGTAGCGCTCGCATTCGCTGAACACGGCCTCAGACCGGATGCCGTCGGCTTCGTGGTGGCGGAAGATGAGGGTCATGCCGAATGCCCCTTGGGAGCCGTGATGCGCTTTATCTCCCGGTCCACTTTGTGAACCGCAGCGTGGTGGTGAACGCATAGCCAGACGACTTCCAACGGCCTGGAATAGTCAAAGTGATGGCCCTGCGATTTCTCTTCGCCGCAGACAAGGCATGTCCCCTTTAGGACTCGGCCATCGCGCACTGCGTTTCCCAGCGCGACGTTAGCGGCCCGCCTTGCGGCATGCTTCTCGGCATACCCGGCCTTTCCGATCCGCATCCGCTCCTGCCCGCGAGGGCTTTTTGCGTATGCCTTGCGAGCGGAGACCCGGTGCGGGGCGTTCGCTCTTCGACGGTCATAGGCCCGCGCCTCATCAAGCCGAGACAGCCGATGTTCCCTAGCATTCCCCTTGTGGCATTCCTTACACGGCTGCTGAGGACTTGAGTAGAAATCCGCAACAGCCTTCTCGGCGCCGCATTGTTTGCAGGCTCGCATGGGTCAGAACGGGATCATTGGGTCATCATCAAACCCAGCAGGCTCGCTCTGCGCGGCTTGCCGCTGCGGTTGATGCTGACGCGCCGGGGCCTGATGCTGCCCCTCCGGCTTCCCGTCGAGCATCTGCAGGTCACTGACGCGAATCTCGGTCGTGTACCGGTCGCGGCCTTCCTTGTCCTGCCATTTGCGGGTGCGCAGGCTGCCCTCGACGTAGACCTTCGAACCTTTGGTGAGGTACTTCCCGGCGATCTCGCCGAGCTTTCCGGGGAAGGTCAGTGCATGCCACTCGGTCGCCTCTTTGGCCTCGCCGGTCTGCTTGTCCTTCCAGCTCTCGGTGGTGGCCAACGTGGCGTTGGCGATGGCATCGCCGCTGGGGAAGTAGCGAACCTCGGGGTCTTTGCCGAGGTTGCCGATCAAGATCACCTTATTGACTCCGCGTGCCATGTCTATGCCGCCTTCTTGAGTGCGTCGGCCTTCGCGGCATCGACGATGTGTTGGGCCATGCGGCCGAGGATTCGCGGCAGGTCGGACGCGCGGTAGAGCTTCGCGGCCTTCTCGGTGGCGACGTGTTCAAAGCCGAGCTGCGCCAGGCCATCGGCGCTGATGGACAGCGGGGCGATGAGGGCGTTCAGCTCGCCCAGGCGGATGCGTGCGCCGCTGTCATTCGAGGGCTTGGCGTCGTACTTGGGCGGCTCTTCGCTGCGCGCCATCGATTCGGCTGCAGCGGCGCTGCGCTCTGCCGATGCGTGGGCATCCAGCCGGCGCCGGTCTTCGGCTTCCTGCCGCGCCTTGGCCTGCTCTTCCTGCCGGATGCGCTGGCGTTCCTGCTCGGCTTTTGCATCGGCCTCACGCTGGGCACGGGCTTCTTCCTCGGCACGGATGCGGGCACGTTCGGCATCAAGCCGGGCCTGTTCGCGTTGCTGGTGTTCGGCGATGCGGGTCTTGATGAGGTTGCGCAGGTCGTCTTCTGACTTGCTAGTGACGAGCTGCTGGGCATCGACGAAAAGCGACCCATGCCCGGCGGCTTCGGTGCGCAGCAATTCCAGATTGGTGCGGATGCCGTTGGCGATACGGTCGGCCTCGATCTTGGCGCGTGCCAATTCGGTGCTGATGGCGTCGCGCAGGCTGGTCAGGGTCTTGAGCCCTTTGATCGCGCCTCCGAAATCGGCCGGCACGTCGGGCAGGCGAACCTTGCCGCCCAAGGTCTTGTTGATGGCCTCGACGTGGGCGCTGAACTGCGCGCGGGCCTTGGCCACTTCCTCGGTGCGAATCTGCTCCTTGCGCGCCTTGGTGACCTTTTCCAGAAGCAGGCGCGTACTGCGCGCGGTTTCGTGCAGATCGGCGACTTGGCGGCGCATGGCCTCGACTGGGTCGATCTGCGCCAGCGCGGATTCTTCGGCGGTGGTCAGCGCCTCTTCGGCCTTTTTCAGCGTCTTGACTGCGGCCTCGGCATCGGCGAACGCCTGGTCGGTGTCGGGCTTCATGTCCAGGCCGGCGACGAACGCCTTGAGCCGGTCGCCGAACAGGTCGAGGTTGCTGATGACGGCGATTGCGCCGTCCATGCGCACTGAGACGGCGGGCAGGGATTCGGTAGGGGTGGCCACGACGACCGGGGCGGCTTCCTGGGGCACGTACGCGGCAACGTCGGCGTCGAACTGTTCCCACGCGGCGATCAGCGTCGGGATGTCGGCCTCGATGTCGGCGCGTTCGATGATCAGCGACTCGCTGCCGTCCTCGGTGCCGTCGCCGCAGACGTAGATGCAGCGGGTGGCGGACTCGCACACGGCGAACTGCTGAACGATCTGCCAACGATCACCCTCGGGGATGAAGCCGTCGCGGATCGTTTCCATCTTCGCGCGGTTGGCGAGCTTCACTTCGCAGATGGCGTCATCCAACATCGTCACGCCGTCGAAGCTGGCGCCCAAGTAGCCGTCATCGCTGGCGGCCACGGCGGGATAGAACTCTTCTCCGGCGATGCCTTCGGCAATGGCGCGAAGGGCGGGCTCCACTTCATGGCCGCTATCAAAGCGGCGCTGTGTCGCTTCGTCGACCGTCGGCGCGATGCCGGTGGCGTAGCGCTTCACCAGTTCGCTGCGGGTGGTGTAGGGCGACACGCCCATAACGGCCGGCGCGTCACTGGCGTTACGGGTTGTGGCTCGGTGGGCATGCCACGCGGCATCGCCTTGGGTCATTCCTGCGATGGTTTTCATTCTGCGTTCTCCGCGTCGGTGGTTTCGCAGTCGCGCAGCGCCTGCATCTGGTCTTCGCTCAGCAGGCCCTTGGTCTGGACCTTTGTGATGACCTCATGAGCTGATGCCTTGCCGGACCGGATGGCGGCTTCCCATGCCGGGCTGTTCTTGGCGAATTCATCAGCCGGGTAGGGCATGAGGGCGCTGTTGCGCGCGCTGCCGATGGCGGTTCGCACCGGTTCGGCTGCGGTGGGGTCAAGCTCCAATACCTCTTCGGGCGTGTACAGCCCAGCGGTAGCGCCTGGGTAGACGATGCGGACGCCCTCGGCAACGCAGCGCCAGCGGAACATCACGCCGGGCTGCTTCTTGTAGTTGTCCTTTCCGGAAAGGCCCATCTGTTGAGCGCGCGCCATATCCCACCGAACGCGCAGAGAGCCACCGCGAGGATGACTGAACGTGGCGTCTGCAGCGGCTGCTGTGGCTTCGTGCCATTCGACCTTTCCGCCTGCCGCCAGAAAGTCACGCAACATCGCCTGCGGCTTCTTCGTGGGCTTGTTTTGGATCACGTCGTAATCCTGCGCAGCGCTTGCCGGGTGCTGGCCGTTGGCGTGTGCGATCAACATGATCGCCAGCGCCTGGTCAGGCGTCTTGAAGCCGAAGAAACCGGATGCGGCCATGGCGTTGGCCATGTGCTGCATGTCATGCAAGGGGACCGGCGCTTGCGCGCGCGGCTCTATAACGGTGAGTGCATTCACGATTTAACTCCTTTAATCGCGCCAGTCCGGCGCATGGGGATGACGTTGCTCGGCACGTAGCCGGGCTTCATTTCGATGTCGGTGATGCCCGGCTCGGCGTGCGTGGCCGTGAGGCGAAAGTCCATGCGCTGCGCAACTGAGGCGAGGGCCATCGTCACGCTCATGGCGCTGGCGTCGGCGGGTAGGCGTACGCGGATGGTGTGGGTGCTCATGCGTCACCGCCCAGCACCATGATGAGAGCCTGAGCCGCATTGCATGCCTGTTCGCCCTGCGGATTGCTGTACTCCATGTGCTCAATGCAGCCGATCAGGGCCGTAAGCAGGCTGTCGCGTTGACGCTCTAGGCGATCGGCGCGCTCGTCCAAATTGCGCACCTGCACGGCGATCTTGCCGAGGGCTTCGCCCAGCTTTTGGTAGTCCGCGCTCACTTGCCACCCTCCAGCAGCGCCGCATTGCGCTCGCCATTGGCCCGCAGTGCATCGGCTTCGCGAGCGATGTGCCCGACGGTTGCCGGGTTGGGCCGCCAGGTCTGCGGCAGCTCGCGCCAGTCGGCGCGCATGCGGGAAATGAAGGGGCGGATCATGGCGTTGCCCCCTGGGCGGCGGCCCGTGCCCGGAAGGCCCAGGGCAGTAGCTTGCGCAGCGTCTCGTCGCACTGCATGACCGCCGATGGCCCCCAGTTGCGGGTGCTGAGTGGCTCGTCGTTGAGCCACGCGGTGGTGGCGATCACGACCGCTTCGTCGGCGGGGGCGTCGTGGTGCGCGTAGGCCACCAGCAGTGTCCGGTTGCCCGGCTCGCCAACGGTGAGCCGCGTGCCGAATCCTGCCCGTTCGATGAGAATTCGCGCCCCGCTGCTGGGGTGCTTTGTGTCGTTGTGGGCCATCTCCATCTCCATTGCTGCCTTTGGTGGGGCGATGGAGAGACTATACCCGCAGATAAACTGTGATGCAATACCTCAAGGTAATTATTTGTCATGCCGTCATTATCGTGATCGACGGGCACAAAAAACCCCGCTCGGGGCGGGGTTGCGTTCGCGGTTGTGCGTGTCTTGCGTGCCGGTGTACTGTCGGTGCTCACTAGGGAGAACGACATGCAGCGCTTGTTAGTCTGGGGTTTGTTGGCTTTCGCCGTGCAGGTTGGTCATGCGTGGGACGGCTACGATTTGGAAAGTGGCTCAGATGTCGAGATTGAGAGTGGAAATCTCGTCCGGCCCGGTCGAGAAGTCGAATACTTCGATCATGGCGCTGGGGAATATCGCTACGGCGATGTCGAGTCGATTCGACGGTACGGATCGACGGTTGAGGTCGAGATCTATGATCACGACACGGGCGACGTGCGGATATTGGAGATGCAGGACTGAATGCGCTCGCTACGCGTTAAGCGCCTCGTTGCTGGCCCTTGATGCCCCCTGATTTGGCCCAGCAAGCCCAAGATGCCATGTACGCAGACAGCAATACAGCGCCTCTTAGACGCCAGCTAGTTGGGTCCGCTGTCGGCCACAATCCTTCTAACAGGATCACCAGCCCGAGCGCTACGGCCCATCCGAGCCCCCACCCTTTGAAGAAACCTGCGACTGTGTGGGTTTTGGCGTTCGGCAACAGGATCGCGTAGGTCGCGTACTGCACGCCGAAGAACACTAACGCAAAAATCGCCAGATACCCTAGTCGCTCATCATTGCTCATAGGTCGCAGTCCTCAAGTGACATCTGCACTGCCCAATCCTCGCTGACCCAGAACGCCCACCAGGGCCGGACCTGCCGATACGACATGGCAAATTCGCGCTGCAGGCCGTAGCGGGCGGCGAGGGCGAGAGCGGCGGGGTAGGTCATGGGCATGAAAAAGCCCCGGCTGGCGGGGCTCTTGTGCTAGCTCAGATCAGGCTGCCCGCTGAACGGGCATGTCGTCAAGTGCGCGACGCGCGGCCCAACTGGCCCATTCCAAGGTGACAATCTGGTCACCGAGTGCAGCGACCTGAGTGTGAACAGCATTGCTGATTGAGGCCACGATCTGGGCTTCCTGGTGCTTTACCCTCTCCCAAAGGCAAGCCCCATTGATGTGGGAAATCGCCATGAACATCTCCAATTATTTGCTGCGAAAGACCATCCATCTGCCTTCGATGGTCGTGGTCAACTTGTCGGCGCTGTTCGCGCTCTGTAGGTGGGCCGTCAGACCCTTGAAGAACGATAGCAGACCGCTCGACCTCGCGTATAGCTTCACGGTGTCGCTTTTGTGCACTGCGGTCAGGCGCAATGTACCGGCTATCGCCTCAGTAAAAATGGATGCGATCTCAGACAGGTACTCACCTCCGTCGTTCAGGCTGGCATCAAGCTCTGGCGACAGCCGGAGATCAAGCATTTTTAGCCAGCGACGGCCGTCTTTCCGGTAAACAAGGGTTGTGATTGCCGCCGCGCCCTCCGAGTTGGAGCCAAAAATTCCATACGAAAAGTCTCCAGATGGAGACGCGTAGTCTCGGTGAGCGTCCGCCCACGACAGAGACATTTCTATGTCAGCGGGGAACCCCATGTTCGTTTTCCCTTGCCAGCGTTCAACGGTGGCCGCAAAGGATTCGTTGTCGAAAGGTCGCAGTTCAAATAGTGTTTTCTTGCGCGCCATGCCGTTCTCTATAGTTTCCGAAAGTTCCAAACGCACAGCACCCTGGCGCGCACGTCGAAGCCGTCGCGGTTGGGGTCGATGTCTTCGGGCGGGTATACCGGGTTGTCGCTGATCATGCGCAGGGCGCCGGTGGTGCGCCGCTGGATGCGTTTGACGTACAGCTGGTCGTGGCGCTCCATGACGTACACGGCGTCGAGCGTGAGGTCGGTCACGCCCATGTCGATCAGCAGCACGTCGCCGTCGTTGAAGGTGGGGCTCATGCTGTCGCCGTAGCCGGTGAGCAGCCGCAGGTTGTGGGGGGCGCTGAAGCTGACGCGGGTGCGCAGCTCGGGCAGGTTGGCGGTGACCATCTCGACCACGTTGACGTAGTCGGTCAGCGGCGTGCCGTTGCCCATGCTGGCGCGGCTGTCGAGCAGGGGGATTTGGATGTCGCGGTTGTTCTTCTTGATCGACGTCGCCCACTCGTCTCGGATGTCTAGGACGCCGTGTAGCTCTTCGCGAGTGGGTACTTCTTGGTCGAACCATCCGGGCGGCAAGGCGAAGATTGAAGATAGGTGATGGACGGTCTTTTCGCCGATGTTCTTTTCGCCGCTCACCCAGTGCGATACCTGAGCAGGGGCCCGGCTGACCTTATCGGCAAAGTCCTTCATTGGCTTGTCACCAATGAGGCTCATCAAGCGGCGGCGGCGGCGGTCATGATCAATCACGACGCGAGAATGTTGCCGGGATACCGTTAGGTAAATGCCCTGCGGGTATTGCAGGACTTTATCTGTGGGTATATTCTGGCCCTGTGAAAATCGCCGACTACTGGAAATCATTGCGCCCTGGCCCTGATCGGGAGTGCTTCGCAGCGTCCTGCGGAACCTCGACCGGATACATGCAACTTGTCGCTGGGGGGTTCAAGAACCCTGGCGAAAGCCTCTGCATGCGGATCGAAGCCGCCACCAACGGCGCCGTGACCTGCGAAGAACTCCGATCCGACGTGCCGTGGCACGTGCTTCGCGGCAAGGCCGCCGCGTGAATCTCTTCCCTTGTCCTGCTTTTTCCCTCCCCGAGCAGGGGGCCTCCCGGCCGTCGTTTTCCCCTGGCGGCGGTCGGGCTTTCTATTCAGTTGGCGAGGGCTGATGTTCATGGCCACATCGTCCCCGACACCTGCGGAGCGCGCACGCAAATACGTCAGCCTTGTCATGCAGAGGCTTGCAGGTTCGCAAGACGCCATCGCAGCGACGATGGGCGTGTCGGGCAGCACCATCAGCCGACTCAAGTCGGACCACATCGAGACGTTCTGCGCAGTGCTTGCGCACGCCGGTTTGAAGGTCGTCCCGGTGGAGATGAAGTGCTACCCGGAAGATCAGATGGAAGCGATCCTGACGCTTGCTCGCGAACGCCTGCGGCAGATTCAGAACGCCAGCGATATGGCGGTGGATGAATGAGCAAGCCCGCCCGTTTCCCGCGCCTCGAATTTACGTCGATCAAACCGCCGCGCAAAGGCGCCACTTTGCTGCCTGCGCCGCGCTTGGTGAGTTCGTCGACCAACGTGCAGAGCGAACGCAAGCGGATGGAGCATGAGCTGCGCGGCGCCCGTTTAACGCCACGCGAGCGGCGGAAGCTGCTGTTGGACTTGGAGTCGCTGGCATGAAGGCGCGCCCCAAGTCGCTGATTGTCTGGCTGTACGAGCGCGGCGCTATTGGCCCGCACACGGCGACACGCCTCATCCGATTGATGAGGTTGCAGACCGCATGAGTACGCATTGGCTCGACGCGCCGATCCTCACCTGGACCCGCAAGGGCAAGTACGTCCAGGTCAGCCATCCGCCTGGCTACACCGTCGCCGCTGTCAAGCATCCCGGCGCCGACATGGGCGCATCGGTTTGGCACTTCGAGCCGTGGTTTGGCAGCACCCCCTTACAGATTCCCGGCTTTGCGGAAGGCGCCCCCGCGCGCGCCCTTTGCCAAGAACACGCGAACGCGGCGTTTGAAGCCGCTCACCCCCAACTCAAGGAAGCCGCATGAGTCACATCGAAATCCAGATGATCCGCATTGATGGCGGCACGCAGTCACGCGCTGAGCTGAACGAAGCGGTGGTGGCGGACTATGCCGAAGCCATCGAGGCGGGCGCGGCTTTCCCGCCGGTCACAGTGTTTTATGACGGCACGGCCTACTGGCTGGCCGATGGCTTTCACCGCTACTTCGCCGCAAAGAAAGCGGGGCGTGCCGAGATTGAAGCCAAGGTCATCGAGGGCGCGAAGCGTGACGCGGTGCTGCACAGCCTTGGCGCGAATGCTGACCACGGCCTGCGCCGCAGTAATGCCGACAAGCGCAAGGCCGTCGAGACGTTGTTGGCTGATGCGGAATGGGCGCAGATGAGTGACCGCGAGGCCGCGAAGGTGTGCGGTGTTAGCCATCCATTCGTGGCCGCAATCAGATCCCCAGAAATCAAATCTAGGCAGCAAGACAACCGCGAAAAGAGCATTGCGGGGAAGGTTGAAGCGCCAATCCAGACGGGTCGGGTGGAATCGGATTCCACCTCGCAGTTCCCATCGCTCCCAATCGCCGCCAACGAAGAGCACGAAGAGTTCGGCCCCAGCGAAGACGAACTGGCCGCCGCTGAGCAGGAAATCCAGCGCAATCAGGAAGCCTTTGATCGGTTGCTGGCGTCGGACGATAAGGTCGCCGCATCGGTTGCAGAGATTGAGCGACTGAACAACCTCGTCCGCGTGGTTGAAGGCCAGCGCAATCAGTACATGAACGAGTCCGCCGAATGGAAGCGTCGGTACTTGAAGCTCAAGCGTGAAATGGATCGGCAAGCCGCGTGAATACGATCCCGCTCTTCGTGGACTCGCCTAACTACGAGTCAACTTCGTTCCCGCCGCCGCGCCCTTTTCAGGTGACGGCGCATGAGCAGTTGCGCGAGGGCGCCAGAGCGGGACACAAGAATCAGATGGTCATGGCGCCGACTGGCGCGGGCAAGTTGTACCTGGGCTTGCAGGTGGTTTCGGAGGCGTTGAAGCGCGGGCGCAAAGCCATCTTCGTCTGTGACCGGACGACGTTGATCAACCAGGCCAGCGCGCAAGCCGATCAGTTTGGTTTGTCGGCTCACGGAATCATGCAGGCGGACAACCCACGCGCCGATAAGTCCATGCCGTTCCAGATCGCTAGCGCTCAGACCTTGGCGCGGCGCGACTGGCCGGATGCAGACGTGATCGTGATTGACGAAGCGCACACGCAGATGACGGCTTGGACCAAGCACATACCCGATTGCCGGGCAAAGGTCGTCGGCCTGTCGGCCACGCCATTTTCGAAGGGGCTGGGGAAGCTGTTCACGAACCTCATCAACGCCACCACCGCGCATGAGTTGACCGAGTCGGGCGTGCTGGTGCCGATGCGCGTACTCACCAGCACCCGAGTTGACATGACCGGCGCGCCCACCAGCGGCGGAGAGTGGACGGACACCGCAGCTGCTGAGCGCGGCATGGCCATCATCGGCGACGTGGTCAGCGAGTGGTGCAAGGCCGCGTACGGCAAAAAGACCATTGTTTTCGGCGCCACCATTGCCCACTGCGAGGAAATGGCGCGGGCGTTCAACGCTGCCGGAATCGAGGCCGCCGTGTTCAGCGCCCACACCACGCCGCCAGAACGTAAGGCGCTGCTGGATGAGTACCGCAAGCCTGATTCTCGCCTGCGGGTGCTGATCAGCGTCGAAGCACTTGCCAAGGGTTTCGACGTGCCTGACGTGGAGTGTGTGTGCGACTGCCGCCCGCTGCAAAAGAGTCTCAGCACCGCGATTCAGATGTGGGGCCGTGGCCTGCGTTCGTCGCCCGGCACCGGGAAAAATGAATGCCTGCTGCTGGACTTTACCGGGAACATTCTGCGCTTCGCAGAGGATTACACCGACGTCTTTTTCAACGGTCTGACCGCTCTGGACGCCGGGGAAAAGCTCGACAAGATCGTCCGCAAAGAGGACGACGAGGACAAGGCCAAGAACTGCCCCGCGTGCGGCTATCACCCGTTCGTCGGTCGCTGTATGTCATGCGGTCATGAGGTCAAACGCGCCAGCAACGTGGAAGTGTTGCCGGGCTCCGGGCTGCATGAAATCAAGATCGGCAAGACCGGCACAACGATCAACGATTACGAGCTTTGGCAGCAGGCGTGCGCCTACGCGCGCGGCCATTCCAACGAGGACAAGCAGCGGGGCAGGGCTTACCACCTCTACCGCGACATCGCCGGGCGTGAGCCGTCCCGCATGTGGAACTTCGACAACACGCCACCGGCACCGATCAGCGCAGCGGTCTTGAACATGATCAAGGCCAAGAACATCGCGTACGCCAACCGCATCAAACGGAAGGCCGCATGAGCGACATTTCCGACGCCCTGCGCTTCATCCCTGCCGACGACCGCGACGTGTGGGTCCGCATGGCCATGGCCATCAAGTCGGAGCTGGGTGATTCCGGATGGGACGTTTGGGCTCAGTGGAGTGAGAACGACGACCGCTGGAAAGAGCGTGATGCGAAGGTCGTCTGGCGCTCCATCCGAGCCCATGGAGGCATTGGCATCGGCAGCCTGTATCACCTCGCCCGACAAGGCGGCTGGACGGGCACAGAGCCAGAACAGAGCCCCGTTGATTACGCCAAGCGCAGAGCCGAACGCGCGGCAGAGGATCGGCGGTTCGCAGCGCAACAGGAACGCGAGTGGAACAAGGCCGCAGAGCGGGCTCAGAGGCTCGTCAGCGATTCAGCCATAGGGACGCATCAGTACCTGGCCGAGAAGGGCTTTCCGAACGAGCGCGGACTGATTCATGGGCAAGCGCTGCTGATCCCGATGCGCTCCATGGATAACCGCAAGGTCCAGTCCATCCAGCAGATATGGCGCGGCGCTGACGGCTTTCAAAAGAAGTTCCTGCCGGGTGGCCGTGCGCGCGGTTCGGTGTTCGCAATGGGCTCAGAGCGGGCCGCTGTGCTGTGCGAAGGATTCGCCACCGGCTTGTCCATCCGAGAAGCCCTGCGCGCCGTGTACTGGCCCGCGCGGGTGGTGGTGTGTTTCAGCGCTGGGAACCTCACGCACGTCGCAAAGCGCATCGGCGGGTTCGTGGTGGCTGACAACGATGCCAGCGGAACCGGCCAAAAAGCCGCAGAGGCCACCGGCCTGCCGTGGTGGATGCCACCGGAAACCGGCACCGATGCAAACGACTTTCACCTCGCGCATGGGGCTCGCGCCCTGGCGCGTGAACTCACGCAAATGCGGAGGGCCGCTTAGCGCCTAACGCAAGAAAAAGGTTCCGTGTTTGTACCGTCTTGATCGTGAACGCATAGGTGTAAGTGAGCCGGAATGGCTCCGCGACGATTGAACCGGCTGGGCACGGAGTCGTGACGGGTGCGCCAACAGCGGGATGGGCAAGGGCGCGATGAGAGACAGGCAAACAGAGCAAGCGGCATTTGCCCCCTTTGTAAGCCGGAAGCGACCAGCCCAGCGGCGACGTGCCGTGAACGCTTCAGTACCCAGCCGCGTCGGGCATGGGTGCCCCGTTATCCGATGGGCGGCTCCATACGGTTCTGAACGGGTATGTCGAGAACGCCCATTCATTTGGGATGTTCGAGACATACCCGATTACCTCAAGGCTCACCACCAGTTCTGAAGCGTTTTTACCTGAGTTACACCAGATTTTAAGGAGGCTCAATCAGATGAAAGATTGTCAAGCAAGAAGCCAGCGGCATATTCGGGTGACGGCATGAGCGCGACCCTCACCGCAAACCGCGAAAGCCTCACCCGCGTCTGGCGCGCCATCACCGAAGCGATTGCCAGCGATGGCCCGCAGGACGTGTCATGGAAAGCGTCGGGTGACAAGCGAAGCGACGTGCAGAATCGCCTCATGTGGGCCGCCTTGACCGACATAAGTCGTCAGGTTCAATGGCCGGTCGACGGCTTGATGCAGAAGCTCACGCCGGATGACTGGAAGCACATCATCAGCGCCGGGCTGAAACAGCATCAGCGCGTCGCCGCTGGCATCAATGGTGGTTTCGTCATTTTGGGGCAGCGCACTAGCCGGTTCACGGTGCGGCAGATGGGCGATCTGATCGACCTGCTTTATGCGTTCGGCGGGCAGCACAGCGTCGAATGGTCAGACCCTGAGTTTCAGTCGTTGATGCGTGCCGAGCAGGGGCGGGCGGCATGAGAAGCAAAAACTCCCGCCCCCTGACCGCTGCCGAGCGCGTGCACCTCGCCCGGGTGAAGGAGCTGCCGTGCGTGATTTGCCTGCGCGGAGGGCCAAGCGAAGCACACCACATCGTCCAAGGCCTTCACTTTGCCGTGATTTCCGTCTGCGCGGATTGTCATCGCGGCCCCATCGGTTGGCATGGCGACAAGACTTTGTGGCGCATTCGCAAAATGGACGAGCTCAAGGCGCTGAACGTGACGCTGGGGAGGTTGGCGGCATGAGCCCACTGTCCCTCGACATGAGCCGCTGCGCCGGTCGCATCGGACTGGGGCCGTCCGACCCGATCTGCAATGAGCGCGAAAGCTGCGCCCGGTATCGGACGATTGAAATCGATCAGGTGCCGGACTACCGGGGAGTTTCGTTTGCGACGCACATGCGCGATGACGATGGCGTGTGCCGGGGCAAGATCGAGGTGGTGGGATGAAGTTCTTCGTCGGCCTTCACCAACCAAGCGACGCGAAGCACTTCGACGCAGCGTTCATCAGCGTCAACCGTTTGCGGACGCGCAAAGGACCGTTTCAGGTCGGCGATTGGATCATGGACTCTGGCGCCTTCACCGAAGTCACGACGCATGGCCGGTATCGGCACTCAGTGGCCGAGTACGCCAGCGAGATCAAGCGCTGGGCGACCAATGGCAACCTTCTGGCAGCCGTCGCTCAGGACTATATGTGCGAGCCCTTCGTAGTGGCCAAGACCGGGCTATCCGTTGCTGAGCATCAGCGCATGACGATTCAGCGCTATGACGATCTTCTGGCCTGCGACGTTGGCGGGGTTTACATCATGCCGGTGCTGCAGGGCTTTCAACCCTCAGAGTACGTCGACCATGTTCGCGCCTATGGCGACCGCCTGACGCATGGGCACTGGGTTGGAGTGGGATCTGTGTGCAAGCGCAACGGAGACCCGCGATCAATCGAGCGCGTGCTGAGCGCCATCAAGTTCGAGCGGCCCGACCTTCGGCTGCACGGCTTCGGGCTCAAGACGACTGCGCTTTCATCTGGGCTGGTTCGGGCCTTGCTTCATACCGCCGACTCCATGGCCTGGTCATTTGCAGCTCGCCGCCAAGGGCGCAATGCGAACGACTGGCGCGAGGCGCAACGGTGGTCGGATCGAATCGCCGGTTACGCCGCACCAGCGAACGAGCGACAGGGTGAGTTATTCATGGGAGGAGCGGCATGACCTGCCCAACCGAACACGTCGAGCAAGTGGCCCTGATGCGTTGGGCCGCTGCGTCAAAGGCCGCGTATCCCGAACTGGCGCTTTTGTTCGCCGTGCCCAACGGTGGCCATCGCAGCAAAGCCACTGCCGGGCGCCTGAAAGCCGAAGGTGTGAAACCCGGCGTTCCTGATCTTTGCCTGCCGGTGCCCCGTGGTGGCTCCCACGGGCTGTTCGTGGAGCTTAAGCGGCGCAAGGGCAGCACCACGTCACCCGAACAGCGCGAATGGCTGGCACGGCTCGCTGGGCAGGGTTACGCCACGGTCGTGGCCAAAGGGTGGGATGAGGCGGCGGAATCGATCACGCGGTATCTGAGCATGGAGCCCGCATGAACGCCTGCCCGAAGTGCCTGAGCCCGAGTCTGATCGTGCGAGAGAGTCGGCAGGAAGCCGCCCGCCGGCGCCGGCGGTACGAGTGCCGGGAGTGCGGCCACCGGGCGAGCAGCGTCGAGGCCTGGGCGGTTGATGAGCCGCTGTCGGCGATTGCGAGCAAGGCGCTGCTGGCCGAGATTGCTACACGGATGGGGGAGCGGCTGTGATGGCAGCGATCAAGATGGAGAGCGTGAAGGCCCGCTATCGCCGCAACGACGTGCTGACCGAGGTGATGCGCGACTGGGGCGGATGGGCGAGGGTGCAGCGGCCCGGCCTGGGGAGCGGTGGCAGCGTGGAGCAGCAGGCCCGGTTCAGCCGGCCGCTGGGCACACATGCCGATCCAGCCTTTGCCGAGTACATGCGAGCCGACGAAGACGGGCAGGGGCTGTATCGGATGATCGACGCCCGAGTGATCGAGCTGCACAGCCAGGCCCGCGACATCATCCGTGCGCGCTTCATTCGCATCATGTCGCTGCAGGAGATCGCGAACGCCGCCCAGGCTGACCGTGAGTTGGTCACGATCCTGCATGACCGCGCCATGGGGCTGCTACGTGAGGCGGTTCGCTACTACGTGAACAACACGCACGACCGCGCGATGATGGAGACCTACGGCCCACGGATCAGGGCGATTTGACATTCTGGAATTAAGGATGCACCATTCAGGTACATTGCAGTAGTTGCCTAAGAAGCCCGCCGATCAGCGGGCTTTTGTCGTTAGAAATCTCGGACAGCCGAGAGCTTTGAAGGATGCGGCACCAGCCAAGTGCGTAGCGCGAGGCCCCGGACGGCATCGCTTGAAAGCGGAAGTGCGCAGTGATGATGTGCAGCGATAATCCGGCAAGCAACGGCCATCGCCAGCAAGCGATGATGCAGGACCGGGCGGCGGCGAAAAGTGTAGGCGTCGTGTTCTACACCGTGGCAGGCATGCAAGCCGGGATCATCTCCGGCCCGTTTTCAGCTATTCATGAGCCCGGCCTCCGCGCCGGGTTTTTTGTTTGAAGCGGCTGTAGGAAACCGGCATTCCGCGTGGCTCATAACAGGATCGCCCATGATCTACGAATGTATTTCGTGCGGAGAGCATCTGCCAGAGGCATCATTTTCAAAGAAGTCCGCCAGTAAAACTGGTAGATCATCAAAATGTAAGGCATGCCACAACAAATACGTTAGAGAGGTCTGGTATCCGGCGAACCGAGAGCGGCACAAAGATGCTGTTAGATCATGGGAAGCGCGGAACCAAGATAAGGTCATTGCAGCCCGCTACAAACTAGATGTGCTGAGCGTAGGCGCACTTCTCGGTTTAGGCATTGATGAATGCCAGGTTTGCTTAAGCAAGAAAGATCTGGTTTTTGATCACTGCCACGAAAGCCAAAAACCGCGCGGGATTTTGTGCAGGCATTGCAATACTTTGATTGGGCGTCTTGGAGATAGCCTGCCTGCCGTGAAGCGTAAAGTCGAAAACATCATTCAGTACCTTGAGGCGCGGCAAATATAGGTCGTTCGACTCGACCCGCCGCTACCAATATGCGGTTGCCCCGTTCCAGGCTAACGGGGCCGGTCCCTCAAACGAAAGCGGCTCGCCAGCCGACCGAAGGGCATGAACTGACCTGAGTGGCATCAGGTCGCGGGACCAGTAACCCGCAGATGACCACCAGCGCTTCCAGCCGCTGCAACGCAGCAAGCGCGCCGGACGCTGTAACCGGCAACCACTTCACCCTTCTCCCCGTCCAGCATCGCATAGCCGATAGCGAGGGAGGCCCCGTGTATGCGGGGCATCTATTCACCCCCGCCAAGCCGGACGTGGCGAGTAACCCGGCAGCCCCCGACCCGCATAGCCCTTAGTGAACAACTCCGGGGCTGAATCGTTGAGGGTGATGGGCCGGTTCGCCCCCGTTATCGGGCGTCAATTCACGCAGAGAGCCAGCGCCAGGCGCGGGCGGATGGAGAGCGCATGTCGACACAGATCCTCGCAGACCTGCCAATGGAGACCGCCAAGCTGACGCCGCCCGTGGCGGCAATGGTGAGCGGGGCGACGTCTCAGGAGCTGATTGCGGTGCTGACGGTGATTTACCTGTTGGTGCTGCTGGCTCACAAGTTCTGGTCATGGCGCAACGAGCACGGTGACCGGAGAGACCGCCGATCAGGAGAGGAACGCCGGAAGAACAAGCGGCAAGCGCTCGACAGCAGCGAACCGCCGGTGGATTACGAGAAGTGAGCACGAAGGCGCGCGGCGCGACGAAGGCGCCCACCAAGCCAGCGGGGAAGAAGGCGGCGCCCAAGAAGACGCCGGTGCCGAAGTCCAGCCAGCCGAAGGCAAAGGCGGCGGCTAAGCCGAAGACGTGCAAGACCAAGCGCGGCGCGACTGTAGAGGCGATGGACAACTACGGCATCTCGCGTCTTTGCGAGGCCATCATCGACCGTAAGAGCCTCACGGACATTGCCGCAGAGGCAGGCGCTTCGCTGACTCGATTGCTGGTGTGGATTGACGCAGATCCGGTTCGTTCCGCGCGCGTGCGCGAGGCCCGTACTGCGACGGCGAAACTTTGGGACGAGAAGGCGGAATCGAGGATCGATCTCGCCAAGGATGAGTTCGAGTTGAAGAAGGCCAAGGAGCTCGCTCATCACTACCGCTGGCGAGCCGCGAAGATCGCCTCGAAAGAGTACGGCGACAAAGTCTCGGTCGACGCCAACGTCGATGTACGCAACATCTCGGACGAGGATCTGAATGCCCGACTTGCCGCCAAACTGGGAGCAGTTGCCGCGCTCGGAGCGGCTACAGCTATTGGAGTTGCTGGAGGAAGCGGAGCGTCGGAAGAGTCGTCGGAAGATTGATTCGTTCTTCCCGGACGAAGGGCCGTTGCGGCGTGAGTTGTACCCCAAACACCTGGAGTTCTTCGCGGCCGGCGCGACGTATCGCGAGCGGTGTTTCTTGGCGGCCAATCGCATCGGTAAATCGGAAGGCGCAGGCGGCTACGAAATAGCGCTGCATTTGACGGGACAGTATCCCGACTGGTGGCCTGGCCGCCGGTTCACTCGCCCGATCAGCGCATGGGCTGCTGGCAAGACCAACGAAACGACGCGCGACATCGTGCAAGCCAAGCTGGTCGGTTCGGTGATGGGCGGCGCGCCGAAGTCTGTCAGCGGTACCGGGCTGATTTATGGCGACGCCATCGGCGATTTGAACTGGAAGCAAGGCGTTCAGGACCTTCTCGACACGGTGATGGTGGAGCACGTCAGCGGCGGATGGTCGCGACTGGGCCTCAAGAGCTACCAGCAGGGCCGCGGGGCTTTTGAGGGCACCGAGCAGGACGTGATCTGGCTCGACGAAGAGCCGCCCATCGACATTTACGGCGAGTGCCTGATCCGTACCGCAACAACCGGCGGCATGGTCGCCATCACGTTCACGCCGCTTGAAGGCGTGACAGAGACGGTGAAGAGCTTCCTGCCCAACGGGATGCCGAAAGGCAACTGAACGACATGGCCTACACCGTCATCACCGCCGGCGAGCGACCTTGCATCACCTGCGGGCGTCTCCTGTCTCTGGATCATTTCTACAGTTACCCGTACACCACGCGTCAAGGCAAAGCCAGCACACGCTACGAGTCCCGTTGCACGGAATGCGCGCGCGCCCGCCGGATGGCTCGCTACGCGATCAAGGGAGACATCGACCGCGCCACATCCCTGGCATGGAAGCGCGCGAACAAGTCACACCTTGCCTCCTACAACTCAAGGCGGCAACTAGACCCTGCGCACCGCTCTAACAAGGCCAAGGCGCAACGCATGCGCAAAGCGCTGATGAGATCAGGCGCCAGGGAGAACGACGCCGCGATCCGCGCCATTTACCGCGAAGCGATGGACCTGCAGGCCAAACTAGCGGCCTGTGTGGCGTGCGATGACCCGCAGGAGTTGGTGATGCACGTTGACCACATCGTTCCCCTCAAGGGAATCAACGTGTGCGGCCTGCACGTCGCACACAACTTGCAAGTGATAAGTGCCCGCGAGAATTTGGCCAAGGGCATTAGTTATGCCTGAAGTTTCACCTTCGAAGTACCTGGTGATGGCGGGCTGGGACAATGTGCCTCATCTTGACGCCAAGACCAAGGCGGAACTGCTGGCCTCGACACCAGCGCACTTACGCAAGGCCCGGTCTCAAGGCATTCCGGCACTGGGCAGCGGCGCGATATTCCCGGTCGACGAAGAGTCGATCAAGTTCAACCTGTTTCCGTTTCCGGCCCATTGGCCACGTATCTGCGGCATGGACTTCGGGTGGGATCACCCGACCGCTGCAGCTTGGTTCGCCTGGGATCGAGACACCGACACGATGTATCTGTACGACACCTATCGGGTCGCGCAGAAGACGCCGGTCACTCACGCCGCGGCGATCAAGGCGCGTGGCGTGTGGATCCCCGTTGCATGGCCGGCTGACGGCCTGCAGACCGAGAAGGGCACCGGCATTCAACTGGCTGAGCAGTACCGGGGCCAGGGTCTGAACATGCTGCACGAGATTGCCCAGCTTCCCGAGGCGGGCAGCGAAGGCGAAACGAACGTGTCGCGGGTGTCGGTTGAGGCCGGCATCTCGGAAATGCTTGATGCCATGCAGATCGGCACGTTCAAGGTCGCCGCTCACCTGTCGGACTGGTGGGACGAGTTTCGGCTGTACCACCGCAAAGACGGAAAGATCGTGAAGGAGGCTGACGACCTGATGGCCGCCAGCCGATACGCCTTTGTGATGCGGCGCTATGCCATCTGCAAGCCGCAAACCCGCGACCGCCACCGGCCGGCGCCCAATTGGAGAGCCTGAAATGCTGACTGTTTTGAGAACGGCGGACGTTGCTGCTGCCGCCAGCCAAGCTGTGGCCATTGGCGCCAGCGCCAACACGCTGCGTGCGTCTGTGGTGGATGAGCCTGTGGTGGGTGCGTCTGTGGTGTACCTGAAGTTCGGCGATTCAACCGTGACCGCTGCTGCCGGTGACTTTGCGGTGCTGTCCGGAACATCGGACGTGGTCGCTGTGCCGGGCAATGCAACCCATGTGGCGGTGTTCGCGGACACCGAGACCATCGTCAACCTCGCCTTCGGGAACCGGGTGTAAGCGTGGCCCTGAGCCCCGAACAACTGCAGATGTGGCGCAACGACGCCACCTTCGGCAGCTCGTGGCGCTACGACTCTGCCGTGGCCGAGGATTACTACGACGGCAACCAGTTTGACGCCGAGACGGCCCGCAAGATGGAAGAGCGCGGAATGCCGCTCACCGTGGCGAACCTGTGCCGCGACCTGGTGCAGACCATCGTTGGCCTGCATGAGCGCAACCAGTCGGACTGGATCGTGCGGCCCGAGGCCTCAGACGACCACGAAGAGCTGGCGCAGGTGCTGAGCCTGCGGCTGAAAGAAGCTGAGTCGCGCACCGAGGCAGATCGCACATGGCTGGATGCCACGCTGTCGCAGTCCCGCGCCGGCATCGGCTGGATTGAGGTCGGTCGCAGCGAAAGTCTGCTGGATTACCCCTACCGCACTGGCCTGGTGGACTGGCGCGAGATGTGGTGGGACCCGCGTGCGAAGTCGCCCAACATCGTCGGCGATGCCGAGTATCTGCGCCGCGTGAAGTTCTTCCAGCGCTCGCAGATCGAGAAGCGCTACCCGAAGAAGGTGGCAGCGCTGCGCATGGCAGGCCCTGGCGATCAGTCGACCGGTTGGTACGAGCCGCAGCAGTACCAGCGTGACGGCGCCTGGAACGACATGACCATGGTCAGCCGCGACCTTTGGGGCGCCGGCCGTGACCTGTTGGCGCTGGAAGAGATCTATTACCGCACCGAGACCGCAGGCTATGCGGTGCTGCTGCCGAATGGTCGCTGGGTGAAGTTCGACCAGAAGGACCCGATGCACGTTCGGGCCTATGAGTCGGGCCTGATTGAGCCGAAGCCGACGTTGGTGAAGCAGATGAACCGCGCGGTGTACGTGGGTGACATCTGTCTGGTGGATGGCCCCAGCCCATACCCGCATGACGAGTTTCCGTATATCCCCGTGGTCTATGATCGCGAGGGCCGCACCGGGTCTCCGTATGGCCTGATCCGCGTGATCATGAGCCTGCAGGACCAGGTGAACACCCGACTGGCACGCGCCATGTGGGGCCTGAACCAGAAGCAGGCGATCTACGACGCCGACGCCGTGACCGACCCCGACATGCTGCGCGAAGAAATGAGCCGGCCCGACGGGATGATCGAGCTGAACCCGGCGCGCAAGCCCGGCAGCAAGTTGGAGATCAAGGCCGACTTCCAGCTCTCGCGTGAGCAGATGGGCATCTACAGCGACATGATGAGCCTGATGCCGCAGCTTGCCGGCGTGCCGCGCAGTCTCAGTGGCCAGCGTGAGTCGGGCATCACCAGCGGCGTGGCCATGAACACGATGGTCGAGCAGGGCATGAACAGCCAGAGCCGCCCGTCTGGCATGGCCCGCGATGCCCGTACCGCAATGGGTCGCCAATTGCTGGCGCTGATCATCGAAGACATCGGCAGCAAGCCCGGTGAGGTCAAGGCGAAGAAGGAAGGCGGCAAGCGCATCGTGGTGCCGGTGAACGTGCGGGAACAGCACCCGGACGGCTATGAGTTCATCAAGAACAACATCAAGCAGGTGCAGTTGCAGGTGACGCTCGATGACGTGCCGAGCACGCCGACGCACCGCATGCAGCAGTTCCAGGAAGTGGCGCGCTCGATCCAGACGATTGGCGACGAACGCCTGCGTAGCGCGGCGCTGCCGATCCTGATCGAAATGTCGGAAATGCCGCACAAGCACGACATGGCGAAGATGATTCGCAAGCAGATGGGCATGCAGGAACCGGACGACATGACGCCGGAAGAGCAGCAGTCCGCCCAGAAGCAGGCCGAGATCGCCGAGATGATGGAGCAGCTGCAGATCGCGCTCGCCGAGGCCAAGGCCGCGAAGGAATCGGGCCAAGCCGCCAAGGCGCAGGCCGAGGCCCAGCACGAAGAGGTCAAGGCCGCTCAGACGGCGGCCGAAACCATCAAGACCAAGGCCGAGACGGTCGAGATTGAACAAACCGTGGCGACGAACGCGGTGATCCCGCCCGCCGCTGCACCAGAGCGTCAACCCGAATACCTCTGGTAACCCCATCCCGCCGGGGATTCTCCCGGCTTCGCGGCTGCGGCGTCACAGCAGCAACCATCCAGAAATGGACTCGACCGCCTGTCGTCAAGGGCAAGGGTAACTGTGAGCAAAGCAAACGTAGATTGGACTGACCCGGCACAAGTGGCTGCAGCAATGGGCGTTGCCCAGGACGAAGCCCCCACTGAGCCGGAAGCGAAACAGACGGCAGTTGGTGAGAACCCGGAAGGGCCTGCCACGCCAGAAGACGCAGGTCAGAAGCCAGAAGATGAGGAACGCCCGCGCGGCGTCCAGACCAAGAGCAAGGGGCGTGTGCTCCCGTACTCGGTGCTGGAAGACGCGCGTCGAGATGCCCACCAGGCAAAGCAGAAGGCCAGCGAGCTGGAAGCCGAACTGGAGAAGCTGCGCAACAGCCACGCTGCAAAGCAGGCTGAAGCCAAGGACGATGACGTGGACGAACTGCTGAAGAAGCTGACGGCCGCGGACAGCGCTGATCTCGATTACGAAGACCTCATCAAGGCGGTCGCCGAATCACGCAAGGAATCTCTGGAGACGCAGAAGCGTTTGCAGGCGTACGAGAAGCGTGAAGAGGACGCCCGCAAGGCCGCACAGCAGGACGAGCAGCAGCAGAGCCAGGACGAGCTTCTCGCGGAGCACGAAGAGGCGCTGAAGAGCTCTCCCTTGCTGGAAAAACGCTGGAAGAAGGGCGGGGTCTTTGCCGCCCAGGCCACTTCGATCAGCGACCAGCTGATGGCGGACCCGAACTACAAGTACACCTCCCGCGCCCAGCACTACAAGGACGTGGAACGTGAACTCGCCGAGTTTCTTGGCGTATCGCTCACCGACAAACCCAAACCACTACCGGCCGCCGATGTTCCCGAACCGGCCAGCCTTTCAACCATCACCGGTGGCGCGGCCCCCGAGACAACCGAATCAGAGGCGTTCCTTGCAATGGACCCGATGAAGGCGGTTGCCTTGTTGGCGAAGATGGATCCTCGCAAGCAAAGCGAGTTCATCAGCCGCGCCTTCGGTGGCTAATTAGGAATCACCACCATGGCAGCGACCAATACCCCGGCCTCCGCGCCGCTGGGCAGCTACGCCGCGTCCGTTGTTTATTCGCGCACCCTTATGGCGCGAATGATTCAGCAGCGCACCTTCCTGAACAAACTGACCGGCCCCGTGCCGATGGATCAGTGGGTTCAGGGCACCAAGAAGTCCGAGACCAGCCACGGCTATCCCGTCGTGCAGATCATGGACCTCAAGCAGATGTCCGGCGACCGCGTGACCTGCGACATCCTCGACCGTATCGGCGGCAAGCCGGTGATGGGCGACCGTATTGCGAAGAACAGCGGTTCGCCGATCTCCATCCTGCGTGACGAAGTGACCATCGACCAGACCCGCAAGGTGATCGACGTCGGTGGCCGCATGTCGCAGCAGCGCACCCCGCACCAGCTCCGCGAGAAGGGGCAGGGCCTGGCGATTGACTACCTTCGCAACCTCGAAGACAACCGCCTGCAGATTCACCTGGCGGGTGCGCGTGGTTCGGCCACCGGCATCGAGTGGAAGGCGCCGCTGGCGTCCGATCCCGACTTCGACGACATCATGATCAACCCGGTGCTGCCGCCCACGCGGTCGCGCTATGTCGGTCTGACGTCTTCGATTGTCGACCCGGGCGATGTCAGCACCACCAACGTGCTGACGCTGAACTTCTTCGATGACCTTCGCACCATCAACGACACCAGCCCGGTGCCGCTGCAGGGCGTGAAGCTCGAAGGTGTCGATGGCGCGATCATCGAGGGCGAGGAAAGCCCCCTGCTGGTCAGCTACATCAGCTCCGAGCAGTGGAACCAGCTGCAGAAGCAGACCAGCGATCAGAACTGGCGCACGTTCCTGTCCAACGCCACCGAGCGTTTGGCCTGGACCAAGCACCCGTTGTTCCGCTCCGGCCAGTGCGGCCTGTGGCGCGACATCCTGATCTGCCAGGCACCGCGGCCGATCCAGTTCAACGATGGCGACTTGGTGTCGTACTACGACGCTGCCGGCGCGTTGCAGCAGGTGGCAGCGGCAGAGCGCCTGCATCGCGGCATCTTGCTGGGCGCCCAGGCTGCGGCCTTGGCGTTTGGTAACGCCGAGCGCTGGAGCGGTGCTGATGCTGGCACCCGTGGCAGCGGCCGCACCGAGTCGATGAACGTGCCTTACAGCTGGGTCGAAAAGCTGGAAGACGGCGACAACCTGTTGCAGTTGTTCATCGGTTCGATGAACGGCATCAAAAAGCTGCGCTACGAGTTTGACGGCCAGCTTTACGACAACGGCGTTTTCGCCTTCGACAGCTACGTTCCCGCCCTGCGCGGCTAAAGGAGGCATGACATGGCAAATGTAAACGCAAGTGGGTACCAGACCTTCGTGAAGGACGGCCCTGACGGGTCCGACATCACCCAGGTCCTCAGCTTCACCGGTGACGCATCCATTGCGGATGTGATCCGGTTCGGCACCGTGGCCGCCGGGGTGAAGGTGCTGGACCTGTCGGTCCTCGTGCCTGCCACCACTGCAGACCTGACGGCGCAAGTCGGCTGGGCCTACGTTGATGGCAGCGCCGCTGACCCCGACGCCTTCATTGCTGCGGGCACCTCGCTCGCCGCAGTGGGTCGGGTTCGGGCCAACGTCGGGACGCTCCCGATCGTCTTCGCCAAGCCCGCGTATCTGACGATGACCATCGCCGGTGCCGCGCTGACCGCCAAGACGTTCCACCTTGTGCCCGTGGTGCAGACCATCGGGCAGTAACCGGTTGGGGCTGGGTAGTTGCCCGGCCCCACCTTTTTGGAGGTACCTATGTCAACCAAAGACACCGTGCTGGTCGAATACGTCGGCCGGCAGAAGAATCGCGTGGACGACGTGCTGAAAACGCGTCGCGTCTGGGCGGCTCGCGGCTCCGCGCTGGAGATTCCTGCTGCTGAAGCAGGGTTCTACCTGATGCACCCGAAGGAATGGCAGGAGATCACGCCCGAGGCCTACGGCAAGCGTGAAGCTGCCCGCAACACCGCCGCCGGCAACGTCGAGGCCGTGAAGGGTGTGTGGAAGGATCTGTCGATCCCCGACCTGCATGCCCTGCGTGACGAGATTTCAGCCGAGATCAAGGCACGCGAGTCGGCGCCTGTGCCCAAGCCGCCCAAGGCCCCGACGACCGACGCGCCTGGCTCAACCACCGACAAGGACCCGGCAAGCCGTGAACTGGCCGTGGCGCGCATGAACAAGATCATGGCGGTCGTCAAGGACATGGACCCGAATGACCCTGAGCAGTACGCCCAGAAGCCAACGCATGCCCCGCGTGTCGGCGTGGTCAGTGATCGTGTCGGCGAGAAGGTGAGCGCCGTCGAGATTGCCGAGGCCCTGGCGCTGATCGAACAGGCACGAGGCTGAAATGAAGGCGCTCGCCTTTGCCGATCGATGCCGGGAGGACCTGCCGGGTGTGCCGTCACCACTGCTGATTCGAGCCGTGAACGAGTGCGCCCGCGAGTTGTGTCGTGTCGGTCGGCTTTGGCGGGTGACTTTCCAGATTGAAACGGACGGTGCTGGCGTTTACCCGCTGACGCCGTTACCGGAGTGCGGCCGCCTGCATGACATCGACGTCGTGACGGTGCAGGGCCACGAGGTGCTGAACGTGTCGCGCGGCGCCAGCGATCTGCCGGAAGGCACGCACTGGACCCGCTCGGGCGATGCCATTGAACTGCGCTGCGATCCCGGCACCGGCACGCTGATCGTGCAGGCGGTGTTGATTCCCGATCCCGACGCCACCGAACTGCCCGACATCCTCTACGACGAGTGGATCGAGGCCATTCAGCACGGCGTGAAAGCACGGCTGATGGCCAGCCCGAACAAGGCGTGGTCAGCCCCGCAACTGGTGAGATTCCATGCCGATCAATGGGCCACGAAGCTGGCGGTTGCACGCAGCTACGGTCGTGCTGGCGGCACCACGGCGCGACGCCGGTCGGTTGACCCATGGGCTCGGCGCGGAGGGCGTGCGCTGTGATCGGCACCAAGCTGATTGATGCCGCCGCGAAGGTGCTCTACGACGAGACCAACTTCACGTTCTCGCGTGGCGAGCTACTGGACTATCTGGCCTCGGCCATCAACGCCATTGTGGCCGCGAAGCCCGATGCCTATTCGGTGCAGAAGCGCTGGCAACTGGCAGAGGGCAGCGTGCAGACCCTGCCCAGCGACGGTACTTACCTGATCCGCATTCTGCGCAATGCAGGTGCCGACGGCGCCAAGCCAGGCCGGGCCATTCAGTGGACCGAACTGGAAGAGCTGAACCGGGCTGACCCGAACTGGCACAACGCGCCGCAGAGCAACACGGTCGAGCAGTACGCCTACGACATGCGCGACCAGAAGTATTTCTACGTCTACCCGCCCATGGAGTTTCCCCCGTCGTGGATTGAGGGCGTCTACAACGCCACGCCGACGCGGTACGTGGACGAGGCCCAGCCGTTGCCGATCGATGACATCTACGAAGACGCGCTGCGCGGCTACGTCGTCGGTCGTGCCCTGATGCGCGGCACCGGCCGAGAGGGCGAAGAGCCCGACAACAACCGCGCCGCTGTGCACATGCAGGTGTTCACGACCTTGCTCAACGCCATCGCCACCGGCGAAGCGGCCACCGAACAGCTACGGAGGCGATAGCCATGTCATGCACCTTGATGCCGGTCTACTGGGGTAGCGTGGCAGGGGAAACCCTGTCTGCCACCGAAGTCCAGGACCTGGCCAACACCCGTGAGCAGACCGGCCGCATCGGCACTTATGCCTTCGTGGACGTGACGTTGGGCGACTACCTCTTCATCGCCATGCCGACGACCTTTGGGCCTGTGCCGCCTTTCACCCTGCACCCGCTGAATCTGGTGTGCATTGAGACCCCTGTCGTGCTCACCGTGAACGGTGCCGCGACCCCCTACACCCTTTATCGATCCCCGGACCCAGTGGCCGGTGACACCACGCTGGAGAGCAACTGAAATGGCGAAGATTCCAGGAACTGCCGTCGCATCGCCGATTGTTCCGCTGGACAGTGGGCTGCCGACGCCGACCCACGTCGACACGTACGGGAAAGGGGGCTGGGTCACTGTTGCCTCGCTTGCCGAACGCAACGCCATTCCCCCTGAGCGCCGCAAGCCCGGCATGGTGGCGGCAGTGGCCGATGCGCCTGGCAGCACGCCGTGGGAGCTGGCCACCGATCTGGTGACCTGGATGCCTTTCCGGCCGCCGTCGTTCCCGAATGCAGAGATATTCACGAACACCAGCCTTGCAGTCGCCGGGACCACCGCAGGCGATTGGTTTTATGTGGCCGACGAGACCGGCAAGTCGCTGTACCGCAACGTGGCTGGCGTGGCGACGTTCGTCATTCTTGAGGCATCAGCAGCCCAACTGACAGCTGCGACGGAGGCGGCAGCCACCAACGCTGCGCTGGCCGTTGCCGCTAAGGAAGCCGCAGAAGAAGCTGCTGACCGAGTTGACTTGGGGGCGCTGGACGCAGCTGTGGCCGCGACCGAAGCTGATGCCGTGCAGACGGCAGACGACCGGGTACAAACGGCGGCAGATCGGGTGCAGACCGGGCTGGATCGTGCACAGACCGCCGCCGACGTGCTCGAGACGGCCGCCAATGTGGCGCTTTCCGAGGCGGCAGCCGACAACGCATTCGTCAACGCCGATGTTTATGACGATACCGCGACGGGGTTGGCGGCTGTCGCCGATGGCGACCAGTTCCAAGTTGTAGGCGCCAGTGGCCTAGAAATCATCAGGTATCGCAGAGACGCCGGGCCGGTTGCGGCGGAGGTGTCTCGGTACCCTTCTGCACTTGCTGTTGAACGCCGTCGCGAAACGGGGCTCATCAACGGATGGCCTGACCCGTTTTTCCGGCATTTTGACTATTCCAACGTATCCCAGTTCGGCTTTGTGCGCTATCGATTCGCCAGTGGTGGGACTGGATTTACCTTGGTAGGTAACACTCAATTCGACGGCAACGCGTTGCGGCGAACCGCGAATGTAGGGGTGCAAACATCGGGTCCCCATATTGATCTTGGGGACCTCGGCGCGGATGAAGGTGAGACGATCACGGTCACCTACGTTGTGCAACCCAGCGCGACGGCCGACATTTTTTTCCCAGGCGCATTCACCAACGGCAACCCGCAGACCCTTGTTGGCCCCCAAGTCATGAGCGGGGCGTCGGAAATAAGCGGACTGTCGGTTGTGAAGCGGACAACGGTTGTTCCAGCGGGCGCATTTGGGCTGGCGCTCTACCCATACACAAGTGATGCAGGAATTACGTTTGACATCCTTGCGCTGTACGTCACCAAAGGCGACGTAGACCAGGCGCCTGCCTGGCCCAATTTTGATGATGCGGAATATCTTTCGCTGCGCGATCGGTTCGCAGCAGAGAGGTCGTTTGCAACCGAAAAAATCACTGGCAAAGTGAATGGCTGGGCGGATCCATTCTTCCGCTATTTTGCACTGGACACTGCCGCCCAGTTTGGGCGCGCTCGGTACTTTTTTGGATCTCCCGGCGCGCCAACCTTGGCCTTGGTTCCGAATGCGGTGTACGACGGGCAGGCGCTTCGCAAAACTGGCAACAGCGATCTATCAGGCCCGAGAATATGGTTTGACGATGTGGGCGTAGTCGAGGGGGATTCCCTTACTATCCGAGGGCTGGTCATCGGTAACGGCGAGGTGGTTGACTGGCTGGGACGCTGGCTTGACGCATCAGGCACTGTAGTTGGCGTCCAGATCGGCGGGGTTGCGAATCCGGGCGGCAGGGTGACGGCATCGGCGACCCCGACGACAGCGACGATGACCGGCGTGGTGCCCGCGGGAGCGGTGGGCGTCCGCATGTACCCCGTCACCGCTAGTGGCGGTGACGGGGTGTTCGACATTGTCGCTGTCTGGGCCTACCGCGGAGAACCGGACGTTGGGCCGGAATCTCCCGCGTTTGACGACGGCGCCTACCTGTCGCTTATCGATGCGGATCAGCAAGACCAGATCAATGCGCTGAGCGCCATCGCCGTGGAGCTGCAGCGCGAAACGGGCGTCATTAACGGTTGGCCCGACCCTTTCTTCCGTCACTTTTCACTTGCCAATACCGAGCAGCTTGGTCGCGAGCGCTACTTCTTCGGGACCATTGGGGCACCAACGCTGACCCTCGTCCCGAACACGGTGTACGACGGGCAGGCGTTGAGGAAAACGGGAAACACGGATCTGTCCGGCCCGCGCATCTGGCTCGATGACATTGGCGTTGCTGAGGGAGACACGCTGACTGTCCGTGGACTTATCGTCGGGAACGGGGAGTTGGTCGATTGGATCGGCCGATGGCTAGATGTCTCGGGAGCGTTGATTGGCACTCAGATCGGCAGCGCCTTTACCGCAAGCGCCACGCCAAGCTTGGCCACGATGAGCGGGGTTGCGCCAGCGGGCGCCGTAAGCTTTCGTATGTATCCGATCACAGCAAGTGGCGGTGACGGAACGTTCGACATCGCGGCGGTGTGGGCTTACCGAGGAAACTCGAATGACGGCCCGACCGTGCCCGCGTTTGATGACAGCGCATATCTGGCGCTTGTCGATGCGGATCAGCAGCAGCAACTCGACGCGCTGGGCGGCCCTGAGCTGCCGCGCGAAAACTCCGCAGCCTGGGGAAACTGGAACTTGCGCAGCTATCGCGCCCAGCGAGCCAAAATCTCGGGCGGTGCGGGCGAGTTAATTGTCGCCGTAATAGGAGATAGCTGGGTCAACACGGCGTTCCGTATCTATGGTCCGTTGCGCGACTACTTGGACTCCCAGATGGGAGTTTCGGCGCCCGGTTACGTGAGCGCAAATATCGACATTGACACTGCGGCGGGGGCCACCCGCATTCGGTCTGGAGCGTGGACTGACGTGCGCGTGGAGCCGGGCGTGTTCGGCCCGGACACGACCCACGCGACCACCACTGATCCCGCCGCTACGCTTTCGTATTCCGCTGCGGCGGTGAGTAGGTACGTGATTCACTACGTCACCACTCCCGACGGCGGTACGTTCAGCTATGCGCTTGGCGCAGGCACGCCTGTCGATGTCGATACCGACGCCGCTGCGGGGCACCAAACGATCGAGGTTACCGGCGCGGCGGACGAGCAGCTCAACCTGGCGATTTTATCCGCCGGGGGCTCCGGCGTAACGATCACCGGCGTAGATATACGCAACGACACACCTGGGCAGGCCGTTGTGCACAAGCTGGGTAATGGTGGCGCCACCGCGCTGAGATTTGAGTCAGTGCCGGCGGGGAACCTAACCGCAGCGTATTCGGCGTTGGCGCCGCACCTGGCGATTATTCTGCTGGGAACCAACGACAACAGCCAAAACGTCACGCTAGAGGCTTTCAAAACGCGGATTAAAAACGTCGCTGACCGGATTATTGCCGGGTCTCCGCGTTGCGACATTCTGCTCGTCGGACCTGGTCCGAACGATCTCGTTCGCACATTTGAGATCGACGACTACAACGATCAGCTGTTTGCGCTCGCACGCGAGAACGGCTGGGCATTCATCGATCTGAAACGGTTTTTCGGTGAGTTCGTGGACGCCGACGCGCGCGGCCTCTACGGCGACGGCGTCCACCCCAACGCTGACGGCGGGCGCGTCATCCGATCAGCAATTATCGACAGCCATCTAACTGTCAGCGAATGATCATTCGACTCACCGGAGCCTGAGACAATGGGTACTATCGCCGCAAGCGTCATCCTCAACCGCGCATCACAAACCCTTATCGATGAAACCGGTGGCACCTGGTCGCCTTCGGAGATGCTGGGACACCTGAACGCTGGCATCAGCGCCACGGTTTCGCACAAGCCGGACACCTCGACGGTGACCGAAACCGTGACGCTGATCGCCGGGCCGGTGCAGTACCTGCCGGCCGCTGGCACGCAGTTTCTGGACGCGCTGGCCAACGGTGAGGGCAAGGTTGTCTTCGTGAAGCCTCGCAATGACATCGATCACTCTGACCCGGAGTGGTACTCGGCGACACCGACTGCGAACTTTCGCCACGTGATGGTCGATAACCGTGATCCTCGACGGTTCTTGGTTCATCCGCCGGCGACCGCAGGCGCCGAGTTGCTTTGCTGCTATGCAGTGGCACCGACTCGCCTCACGGCTCCAACCGATATTTTCCCGCTGCCGGACATCTACGAGTCGGCGTTGCATGCGTGGGTGGTCGGTTACGCCCTGGCAAAGACCAGCAAGCGCGGCGACATGACGCGGGCGCAGGTGTGGCTGTCGCAATGGGCGAACAGCCTTGGGGTGCATGCTCAGGTGCAGCAAATGATCACGCCGATGCCGCCTGAAGAAACGCCCACGTCAATCACGACCGCTGGCGCGCTATGAAATTCGGGTTGTTCCGTGGCCGGATACCCAAGCTGGCCAGCCGACTGCTGCCTGATGAGTTTGCAGAGGTCTGCTCCAATGCCCGGCTGAAGTCGGGTGACCTTGAAGCCTGGCGCGCCAACACCCTGGTGAACGAGCCGACCAAGCCGGGGACGATCAATGCGATCTATCCCTTGGACCTGTACGGCCGCTTCACCGCCGACCCCGGCCCGGTGTGGCTGCATTGGACTGAGGCCGAAGGCTTTGCCCGGGTGGCACGCGGGTTTGCCAAGCCGCCGTCAGACGCCGCCACGAAGGAGCGCATCTATATCGCTGGGCTGGCGACGCCGCAGGTGACGGACATCCCGACCGCTCAGAATGGCGCGGGCACTAATTTCCCATTGACTACCTATCGGCTCGGTGTGCGAGCGCCGGATGCGGCCCCGACGGTTGCCGTGGTGGTGGATGCAAACCCTGATATTGATGCGACCTATGACCAGGGCAGCCTCGCTGGGTGGGTGACCTCGACAGAGGATGACGCTGTCGCTGAAAGCGCAGCGGGGGCTTACAAGCTGACCGCAGTTGGCGGCTCTGATCGGCCCCAGACCGTCGCGTACATGACCCGAAACGATGGGTTCGGCGGGGCTTACTACAGCCGGATGCGCTGCACGTTCAGCATTGACACGCCAAGCGACGGCGGATTTGGGGCTTTGGTATTCACCTACTCAGCAACCGAAGATGGCCGGGGGGTCTGGGCGAGAGTCCTAATTAACGCGAGTGGTACGGCTTCGTTCACATTCGGATTTCAAGAAAGCTGGTCGCGGCAATTCGCGCTGACGGCTGAGTCTGTAACGGGGCTCATGTCATTCGGGGTCAACTACCACTTGCAGGTGGAGGTGACGAACGAGATTCAGTCTGCGGGCAACTTTCTTGTGACTACGCGCTTCAGTTTGGGAACGAGCGCCGGAGCATCAAATCTCTATTCCGGGGAAATATCGCAGAGCACCACCCCAACAGGTGCCGTGGCATTTTCAGAATCTGCCACGTCAATCCTTCAGTCCGGTGAGTCGTGGTACGGGTTCAGCGTCAATGCAACCCCTTCAAGGACGGCCGGCATCACCGCGAGGGTGGACAACATCACGTTGGCTCTTGTGGGTAATTACGCAGGGGATGGCGTAGAAAACACCCGCTATGCCTACACGTGGGTGAATCTCTACGGCGAAGAGTCAGCCCCGTCACCGTTGAGTCGCATCGTTCCGGTGGCGGACGAGCTGTCTCGTGATGTGTCGGCCATCGTTGCGCCGAGCGCGGGCGTGACAACCGAATACGGCATTGTCGGCAAGCGCCTGTACCGCGCGGTGACCGGTGATGGTTCCACGGTGCTGCGCTTGGTGGCTGATCAGGATGATCTGCCGAACGTCACGACGACCTTCGCGGATGATCAGGCCACGGAGGATCTGTCCCGCATCGTTCTGGAAAGCGCGGACTGGATTGAGCCGCCGGCCAGCACCAGTGACATTTGCTCGCTCGCCAACGGCATCATGCTGCTGGCCAGCGGCAGCGATGTGTACCCCAGCGTGGCCTTTCGGCCACACGCCTACGTGCAGGACTGGGCGCGCGCGGCCGACTTCCCAGTGGTGGGCATGCTGGCCATCGAGAACCAAGCCATCGTGATGACGGAGGAATGCCCGTACCTGGTGCGCGGCGATGACCCGGCGGCGATGAGCATGGACAAGATCAGCGCCATCTATGGCTGCGCCAGTCGCGCCAGCATCGTGCGCTGGAAGGAATACGGGGTCTGCTACAGCAGCTTCGACGGCATGATTGCGGTGACGGCCAATGGCGCGGTGAACCTGACCGACCGGTTCTTTTCCCGCGAGGAATGGGCGGCACTGGCACCGGAAAGCATGGTCTGCGCCGTCTATGACGAGATTCTGTTTGTCTTCTACGACACCGGAGCGGTGCAGGGCGGTTTCACCTTTGATGTCGGCAACGGGGTGGTGGACCTGAGCTTCTACGCCTCGGCGGCCTACGTGGACCCGATCAAGGATCGGCTTTTCATACTGGTGGGCGGCGACATCGTGGAGTTCAACACCGGCGACAAGCTGACGGCGACGTGGCGGTCTGGCATCCGGCAGTTGCCGCACCCGACGTCGTTCACCATTGCCCAGGTCCGTGCGCCTTCACCCAGCGAGTTCGATGAAACGGTGAACTTCGCATTGTTCCGCGACGGGGAGGCGACCGCCTTCTTCACCAACGCGGTGACCGCAGCGCGCGAGTTCCGGGTGCGCGTTGGTAACGACACGATTGCCGAAGAGATTCAGGTGCAGTTGAGCACCACCGGCAAGGTCAACAGCGCGGAGATCGAACAGGACGTGGACGACCTGCAATGACCGGCCCTTCGATCCCGTCCATCAATGTTCCGGATCGAAACCTGCGCCGCATTCTGGATGCGCTGAAGCAGCGGGTTGAGGCGGTGGATAAGGCAATGGCTGGGATGGCCGCTGCCGTTCGCCCGGTTGAGCAGAGTGTGGTGGTGGTGCGGCAGCCTTCGGCGCCCAGCCAGGGTGGTGGTGGCCCCTCGCCAGTCGATCAGTCGCTGACTGAATTGCTGTTGGCGCCGTACCCGCCTATGACCCCCGCAGCGCCACCGCAAGGCATCCCAACCGGTGCGTCATTGAAGTGGCCATGCCCGGCCGGCAACGTGCCCGACGGCTTTCTGATCGAGGACGGCTCGACGCTTGACATCGAGGACTATCCCGACCTGTTTGCAGTCATCGGCACGACCTGGGGCGGTGATGGGGTTACGACGTTCCAGTTGCCGCCCGGCGAGGGTTTTTACCCCATCGGCGCCGGACCCGGGCTGAATGTTGGCGAAGAGGTAGGCGCGAATGAGATTGACCTTGCGCACGCTCATGGGACGGGGACGCTTGCTGCGGCTGCGGCCGGTGTGCACAACCATGCAAGCGGCACCCTGACCGGCGCGTCTGCCGGAGCGCACACGCATTCTGTTTCGGGCACGGCTGAGTCCGCCGGCGCGCACACCCATACAACGGGCGTCGGCTTCCCCACGGGGTTTCCGCCGGGTCCGCCGCCGGGCGTAGTTGAGGTCCAATCTGGCACTGGCACCAATGTGGCGTCCGACTTCCACCAGCACTCAGGTGACGCCGCTTCAGCGGGGAATCACACGCACCCCACCACGGGCGCCGCGGAGTCTGCCGGCGCCCACGCGCACACCGTGAGTGGCAATACGGCCGATGCGGGCTCGCACACGCACAGCGTCAGCGGGGAGACCGGCGAAGCGCTGGCCGACCCCACGGACATCAGGCCTCTTTCCATTGCCGTCTACTGGATTATCAAGACATGAGCGCGACGTTCATTCCGCTACTGCAGGGCGCGTTGGTCAGCAATTCGCTTGGCGACCTCTACACCGCCCCTGGACTGCGGGTTCGCATCGATCGTTTTGAGGCGATCAATCAGTCCGGTAGCCCGGCGACGCTTACGTTGCGAGTGCGTCCGGCGGCTGCAACCAGCGACGCGAATCAGCACCGGGTCTATATCAATGTGCCCATCCCCGGAGATGGGGTGCCGGTGAGCCTGTCCGGGATGCTGAGAACGCTGGCAGGCGGAGACCGCATCCGCGCCGTGTCTGACGTGGCTTCGGCCATCAGCGTGTTCGCCGACGGCGTGAGGTTCCAATGATGCAGCTTCAGCCCGCTGACATTCGCCTGTGCTGGCCCCGCATCAAGCAGCAGGCCATCGACATTGCCGGTGACGACGAGCCGGTTGAAGAGCTGTACGCCGCCTGCCGATACGGTCGGGCCTCGCTCTACGTGAGCGATGACTGCTGGGTGGTGCTGCGCCCCTACGTGGACCCCTACAAAGGCGTGAAGAAATGCCTGGTGTGGGCCATGTATTGCGATGGCGGTGATGCCGTGGAGCGCTACCAATCGCAACTGATCGAGATTGCCAAGTCTGGCAACGCCGTGAGCCTGACGATGGAATCCCAGCGTCGCGGCTGGGAACGGCGCCTTGCCGGGACGTGGAAGACCAAGGCAACCACTTACGAGCTGGAGATTTAACCATGGGCAAAGGCGGCGGCAGCAACAAGATTCAGGAAACCGAAGATCAGCGCGAGTTCGCGCGTATCGCGGAAGAGATGGGCAAGGACTACGAGACCCGATGGGGTCCGCTGCTGGATCGGTACATCGGCGACACGCTGGACCCGGACGCCGGGCAGACCGCCATGAACCTGAGTTCAGCCGAGACGGCCCGCGCATTCTCAGAGGTGGCGCCAGAGGTGGCCACCGCCACGGCGCGGCGAGGCGGCCGGGTTGAAGACGCCCTGGGCAGTCTGGCGATTGATGAGGGCATGTCCGGCGGCCTGAATGCCGTCGACACCCGGCAGGCCGTGGATGACACCCGGCTGGCGAACCTGGGCGCCATTTCTGGCGTGCTGCGCGGCGATAAGTCGCAGGCAGTTCGGGGGCTTTCTGGCGTTGCCAACCTGAGCACGCAGCAGGCCCGCAGCGACGCCATCACATCGGCACAAAACCGGCTGGGCCTGCAAGGCGCCGCACTCACCGCCGCCGGCCTTGGCGCCAATGCCTACGTAAACCGGCAGCCCAGCTCGGCGGACTTTGCCATTGGTGGCCGACTTGGCCCCGAACTTGACCCCGGCATTTAAGGAGAAACCACATGGGCGGACGACACGAACCCACCACTGGCGCCGGTCAAGGCCGCGGCGCAATAAGCCGCCTTCTGCAGCAGGCCCTGCTCAACAGGCAGAACAGCGCCGAAAACACCCTCGCAAGGCTGTACCGATCGGACTACGAAAACCTGATCCGTCGCGCAACGCCGGTCGAGAACGAACTGATCGGCTCGTACCGGAACGGGACGCAGGTCCGTGACGCCCAAATCGGGGCAATCGGGGAGGTCAACAAGTCGTTCGATCTGGCGCAGGCGGGCCTCGCTGACCGCATGCGCAGCTACGGCCTGCCGCAGCAGAACCAAGCGAATCAGCAGCGACGCAGCCAGTTCGCCCGAGGCCTTTCGGAGATCGAGGCGATCAACCGCACCGGTCGGCGTATCTACAACCGTGACGCGGAACTGATGACCAGCGGCGTGCAGCCGCAATCGGCGCTGAACCAGCGCCTGGGAGGGTGACATGGCGGGATTGATTGGAACCGGGCAGGCCTACAAAGACCTGGCGCGAGGCAGCTTGCAGGAGGTCGCGCGCACCCAGCAGCAGCGGAAGATCACGAACGAGCAGATCGGCGCCCAAATGAAGCAGGCCACGATCAGCAATGTGGCCGCCGGGGCAGGCCTTGGCGCTTCCATCGCCGCCGGGACATCGGTCGGTGGCCCATGGGGCGCCGCCATCGGCGCCGGTATCGGCTTGCTCGGGAGCATTCTGTGAGAAACCAAGGGCTGTCCCTCAACACCGGCTTGAATTCCTTCCTTCAAGGCTTCGAGACCGGCGAGCGCATCAAGGCCCGCAAGGACGAGAAGGAATGGACCGGCGAACTGCGCCAGCGCCAGCGGCAGGACTGGAAGCGGGCCGACACCGACCAGGTGAAGGCTGATGCGCTGAACCGCTTCAATGCGCTTGATGTGGCCGTGAAAGGCGGATTGGAAGTTGACTATGGAGAGGTGGAGGCCATTAACCGAGACCTTTCCAGAGTTGGCGTAAAGCTCCCCATGTATGGCGATCCCAAGATGCAGGAGTGGGTCGATGTTGCAGAGAAGGCCACCAAAACGGGTGTTGTGGACGATAGAACTCGCGAGTTGTTTGATTGGCGCATCCGTGACGAGGTAACCAAGGGTGTTGGTGAAGTATTTGAATCGGACAGGCAGGTCACTCGCGATGTGATGCTGCCGAAGGGCAGCAAGATCGTCGACAAACAGGTCGCCCGCATTGATTGGGCGCCTGATCAATCTGGGGTGGCCGTTGGTTTGAACATCACGGCAGAAACGCCAGACGGCAAGAAGGTGACCTATCTCGCGCCGGCCACCGAGAACCGCACGTCAAACGATGACGACCCAGTGAAGATCATCCCGCTGGACAGGATCATGGATCTTGTCACGGCTGACCGATTAATTCTAAGGGGCATTCAGCAGAGCCCACCGGCGATTCAGTCGTACATGGCTCGATTGGGTGGGAAGCTGCCTGAGCCGGAAAAAGTCGAGATCGTGAAGTTCCAAGACGGTACCGACAACGTCATGGCTCGCTTCGACTCGCGAGGCAACAACCTTGGTGAAATCGCTCGCGGCCCAGACATCGGCTTGCTATCCGCCCAAGTAGCCGCCGATGCAAGGCGCGAGAGCGACCGCGCTACCGCATCGCGTGGCGGCGTTGATCAGCAGCTCTACACCTTCGCCATGGACATGCACAAGGACGAACCGAACCCAGAGAAGCGCAAGCGCTTGGCGATGGCGACTTACCAAGAGTTCAAGGGGGCGGGCAAGGGTAAGACGGTGCAAGAGCGGCGGGATGCGGTGATTCTGGCCCTGATGAAGCCGACGAAGCCCGGAGAAAGGAGGGGCACAACCGTTCCGATGTACACCCCGCTTGAGGCTCAGGAAATTGCCAATCAACTTTATCCGGACGACTCAAATGCACCGCAAGGTACCCGAGGCGCCGATGAAGAAGTCCTCCTGCAATACCTGATGAGGTAATCAATGTCTGCTCAATGGGATCGCCTGGTTGAGTCCGATGGTTTTCAGCGCTTGCCGCCAGATGAGCGGGCGCGTGTGCGCAACAACTACTTCGAGAAGGTGCTGGCACCGAGGATTCCGCCGGAGAAGCTGGGAACAGCCCTCAAGCGCTGGGATAGCTACCGGCCCGAGGACAAACGCAACCCGAAGGCGGTCGAGCTGATGGGCGATGCCGGGTACGCCGAGGCGCCGACGCGTTCGCGCTTGCCGGTTCCACTGCGCGCCGACTTGCTCGACGATGTGCAACCCGGCGAGATCCAGAACGACGCTCAGGGTCGACAGGCGGTCATCAAGAACGGCCAGGCCTTCCCGATGTCGGCCGGATTCGACCAGAGCACTGCCGCTCCGCAGACCATTGCCCGTGCCCAGCCAGAACCGGCCGCGCCCGATGTATCTGAAGACGTCCTGCGAGGGGCGTTCGGTAAGGCATCCCCTGACAGGGAGCGGCCTGCGTCGGGCAATCTGGCGACTGATGCGGCGATGTCGCTGGGCGCGCGTGCCGCCATGCTGCCCGCTGACCTTGCCGTGGGCACCGCCGATCTTGCTGCCCGAGGTGTGCGAGGGGGCTTCCGCGCATACGACGCCTTGGGCATTCCGGGCGCTGGGTGGGTGGCTGAGCAGATCAAGCCGATCAAGGATCAGCAGGCGCTGCAGGACACCTATGTGCGCGGTCGCCGCGCCATTCAGGACGCAGTGAGTCGCAACCTGTCGCTGGAAACCCAAGAGCAGCAGCAGGTCGTGAGCGCCGCCATGGATGCGGCCGCCGATGGCAGCGGCAGCCTGTTGGATATGGTGAATCAGGTTTGGGCGGGTGCGTCCGCCATGACCAACAACCCGCGCGCGTTGGCAGTCACCGTGGCAGAGACGGTCCCAGATATGTTCGTGGCTGGGGGTTTTGCGCGCGCAGCGGCGGCACCGCTGTTCAAGAAGACGTATGACCTTCATGTGAGAGCAGGATTTAATCCGCGAGCTGCCGCGCTGATCGCCGCCAAGCGAACCGCTGTTAAGGCAACGGGTGCGGTTGCAGGGGCCGAAGCCACTATCGCCGCCAACATGAGCGCCGACGAGGCCGCTGCGGCCATTGACGACGTATCCGACGAGGAATTGGCGGCAGTATCGCCGCGCTTCGCAAGCCTGATGCCGCAAGTCGGTGCCGTTGAGGCGCGGCGGATGATGAAGTCCAGCGCCATGGATACCGCTGCCCAGCTATCGGCCGGAATCACCGCTGTCGCTGGCCGATTGACGGGGGCGTCTTCGCAGATCGGAAAGATCGCGACGCGCGGGATCGTCCCTGAAACGGTCGCGCGCAGCGTTCCAAGCGCCGTCGCCCGTGGTGTCGGCGCACAGACCGGAGAAGAGTTCATCCAGGAGGGCGGCGACGCCTTTGCGCAGAACCGCGCGGCAATCGACTCTGGCGCAGACCCTGAGCGTGATTCCATGCGTGGTGTGATGGCTCAGGCCGGTGCTGGCGCCGTTGCGGGTGCTGCACTGGGTGGTCCCATCGGCGCAGCAGGCAATATCGGCACAGGCGAGCCCCTGAAGCCCGAACCCACAAAGCCGCGCATGAGCTTGCGCGAGTACATGGACATTCGCAGCGGCAAGAAGAAGGCCGCACCGCCGGTGGCGCCAAAGGCAGAGCCCGCAAAGCCAGTGGTGGTGGAAGGCGTCACCCTCACTCAGCAGACGGATGAGGACGGTACGCCGTACTGGACCGCCCCCGGCGTTGAGCGTGCCTTCACGGCGCCCGAAGAGTTTGCCGAGTGGCGCGCCGATCAGAATGCGGACGCCGCGGTCACTGCCGAAATCAAAACCCTGCTGGAAAAGGAGACGCCGAGTGGCGAAATCAGTCCTGCCGAAGTGGCTGCGGCAAGCAATGGGCAGCCGGGTGATCAAACGCTGGGAGGCGCACGCGCTGTACCGGCTGACGAAGGACGTGCCGACGGAGACGGAGGTGCTGATGCCGGAATGCCTGCACCCGGCATGCGAACGCCTGCACCTTTGGCACAGCCCCGGCCCGAGCCAGCGCCTGCACTGACGACCCCGCCCACCGGCGGGGTTTCTCGTTCCAAGGCACCAAAACCCGAAACGGCCGAGGACATCGAGGCCAACGAGCGCCGCTACTTGATGAAGATGCTACGCGGCACCGGCATCGACATCGGCGAGCGCACGGACATCACTCGCGAGCAACCACGTACGGCCGCCCGAATGGCGCCTGGCCTGTTCCGCAAGGGTGGCCGCACGATTGATGATGTCGCCACCGACCTTTACAACGCCGGCTTCATCAGCGAGACCGACTTCAACGATGTCGACGGCGGCGTGCAGGCCGCGCGCGACCTGATTTACAACGCCATCACGAAGAGCGAGCCGGTGCTGAGCATCGAGGCGCGTGACCGCTGGATTGCGCTGCGCAACGACGAGGCCATGACCGCGCAGGATGCAGCGGATGAGCTGGGCGTTGACGCAGTCGATGCGCTGGCGCTTACCGGCCGGGACCTGTCCGGCGACAACAAGCCGGACGTGATTGACTACGCTCTGGTCGAGCAGGCAAACGAGGTAGATGAAGCCGCAGTTGAAATGGCGGCCCGACAGTTTGAGAATGATGATGCGGCCTTCATGCGCGCCGTTCAGGAGATCATTGATGGAAGAGCAGAAGCTGCGCGGCAGGCCGATCAGGTTGCTGCAAGCGGTGCGGGACGCGAAGCGGATGCGCGAGGCAGCGGCCAAGCAGTCGCAACCGGCGAGCCCGCCGCCAGCCAAACCGAAGTAACTCAAGGCCCCGACACCGGGGCCTTTTCTTTGGCACAGCAGACCGAGGCGTCGCGCCAGAAGGATGAAGCGCGCGTGGCCCAGGCCGAGGCCCAGAAGCAGAAGCAGCGCCAACAAGCCGAGATGCGGGCGCAGTCGGAGCGTGAGGCCGGCGACTTCACGCTGACTGGTAGCGACCGGCAGGCAGACGTCGGGACTGCGCGCGGACAGGGGGACATTTTTGCTCCCCGCATGGACGAGGGGAGCAAAGCCGAAACGCCCGTGGCTGCAACGTCTGCGGCGTCTGAAAGCGCCACTTCCGCGCCGCAAGTCACCCAGTCCGACGTATCACAGGCTCGCGCATTGCTGACTAGCCAGGTGCAGGCCCGCATTGACGCGATGAAGGGTGCCGACGTGCAGGCCGCCGCGCGTGCGCTTGAGCGCGAAACCGGGGTGAAGTTGCCGTTCGGCAAGGCGAAGGCGCGCGAAGCGGTTGCCGATGCGGTTGCCCAGTTCCCGCAGGCCACAGCCGAGCGCTTTGGCGTGCCGTTTGATGACGATGCGCGGCGGGTGTTCACGGCTGAGCTGGAGGGGCGGGTTGTTGAGGGAGCAAGCGGCTCCGGTGAACAGCGCGCGGGTATCTCGCCGCCGTCTACGCAATCGGATGCCCCGCCTGGCCCTGAGAGTGCACCTCGCCTCGAAAGCTCGCCATCCGCCAACCGCTTGGACGATTTCGGCGAGAAGCTGGGCGGCGCCCGCAAGGATGACGCGCCGTCACTGAGCCGTGAGCTGACGGATGAAGACATTGCCAGCCAGCCGCTGAGCAAGATTTGGCCGAAGACCGAGATTGACGCGGTTGAGGACAAGTTCATTGCCGCGCTGCTGACGGCCGCCCGCGAAGAAATCCCCGCCAAGCCCCGCAAGGGCTACAAGCTGAAGCGCTGGGTCGCCACCGTGCAGCAGATGCGCGGCATGGCCAAGGCCGTACAGGGCGTTGGCCGCGAGAAGGTTGACGCGCTGATTGCGGAAACGCCGACGCTAGGAAACTGGTTTGCCAAGGTTCGCCTGCTGGAGAAGATTGAACGCTCCCAGTGGCCGCGCATCGGTGGCGTGGTTGAAGCCCCGGAGGCATATAGCTACGTCGACGGCGAGCGCGAAAGCCAACCGGCGGTACTGGTTGAGATTGACGGCAAGCGTTCGTGGTTTCAGGGCTTTGGTGACGTCGAGGGCGTAGTGCCCCGCGTTGTCGAGAAGCTGGCTGGTGACGGCCCGGCCAAGCCGAAGATGCAGTTCAACGTCTACACCCGACGCAGTGACGGGGTGGTTTTCATCACCAAGAAGGGCGACAAGGAAAAGCGCGTGCTGCGCGAGTTCCAGACGCCCAAGCAGGCGTTCACCTTCATCAGCGAGAACTACGACGAGCTGGTGTCCGAGTGGGAGGGCGTCAAGGATCGCGACAACGTGCGCAAGTCTGACGTGCGCCGCAGCGAGAACCGCCCCCGCACCGGGGCCGACCGGCGCAATGGACGCGATGCTGACGAGGCGATGTTCACCGAAGCCTTTGGGTTCCGTGGCGTCGAGTTTGGCAATTGGCTGCAGCAGGGCACAGGCCAGAAAGACCGGCAGGGCATGTTGAACGAGGTCTACGACGCGCTGATGGACTTGTCCGACGTCGTGGGCGTGCCGCCGCGTGCGATGTCGCTGGGCGGCACGCTGGGCCTTGGGCTGGGTTCGCGAGGCAAGGGCGGCAAAGCTGCGGCTCACTTCGAGCCGGATACGCTGGTCATCAACCTGACCAAGACCAAGGGCGCTGGCTCGCTGGCGCATGAGTGGTTCCACGCGCTGGACAACTACTTTGCTCGCAAGCGAGTCGGGGGCGATGGTGCCCAGGGGGCGAATTTCATCACCTACAAGCCCGAACCGCTGATGGTGCGGAAGGACCGGAGCCGGCTCTTCCCGCCGATGACGCGCGGGCAACTTCTGGCCAAGCGCCGGGCACTGGGCGACCAGACCGACAACTTCAACGACGACAAGTGGGAGCGCGACCCGTCGGCACCACAAGGCGTGCGGCCGGAGGTGGAAGAGCGTTTCGCGGACCTGGTCGAAGCGCTGAACGAATCGCCCATGGCTGCGCGCGCTCGGCTGCTGGACAGCGACAAGAAGGCCTACTGGTCGCAGATCATTGAGCGTGGCGCTCGCAGCTTCGAGAACTACGTGATCTCGAAGATGATGGAGAAGGGCTACCAGAATGACTTTCTCGCCAACGTGGTGGCGCTGGAGGCCTTCACGCGCGACAAGGGCCGCTACCCCTACCTGATGCCCGAGGAAGTGGCGCCGGTGGCTCAGGCCTTTGATGCGCTATTCGAAACAATCGAAACGCAGCAGGACGGCGACAACGTGGTGCTGTTCAGCCGGGATGGGCAGTCGGCCGCAGATCAGACTCAGACGGCAGAATTTAAGCGGTGGTTTGGCGACAGCAAGGTTGTTGATGCTGACGGCAAGCCGTTGGTGGTGTACCACGGCAGTCCAAATGCAGGTTTCACTGTTTTTGATGAGGATCGGGCGGGCTCGAACACACAGAACGCAAGGGCTGGATTTTTCTTCACAGAGTCCAAGAAAAACGCCGAAACCTATTCAGGTCGGTCTACCGAAGCGAAGTTGCGCGACGACTTCGACCCAGACTATGACGGTGAGGCAGGGGTGTATCCGGTCTACCTGTCCATCCATGACCCTTTAGAAGTGGATTTCGGTGGGCGTAACTGGGACGGAGCCCTAGAAGGTGAATACGACGGGCACGAGTCTGTGCCGGAGATCGTCGATCAGGCTAAAGCGGCCGGGTACGACGGTGTAATAATCCGAAATGTTACTGACGAGGGGCGTTTTGGTCAGGGTTATCACTGGGGCAATGAGACCTACGTTGCCTTCCGCCCCGAGCAAGTGAAGTCAGCGACCGGCAACCGCGGCACCTTTGATCCAGCTGATCCCGACATTTCGCGATTGCAGTCTGGCACCGTCCCCGCATCCAACCGCCCCGACGCGCCCGAGTGGGATCGCGGCCAGGTGGAGAAGCTGAACGCCATTCTGGCCCGGCAGGCAGGGCAGGACGTGCCGTTGCGTGCGGTTGAGCCGCCCAGGGCCATGCGTGGCCTGTCGGAAACGATGGAGACCCTGCTGGGCCGCAAGGCGGTGTTCTTCGAGAGCAGTGACACGCGGGCGCCTGCTGGTGTGTATGTGAGCGGCGGCGTGCTGTTTGTGAACGCCGATGCCAAGCAGCCGCTGCGGCATGTGCTGGGCCATGAGTTCACACACTCGCTGGAAGGCCCGGCAGCCGAGCTGCATGCGATTCTGAAGGCCCGCATCCTGGAGATGGCCAAGGAAGGGGCATTCCCGGCCTATGAGGCGCGGTTGGAGAAGGTGTACCAGCGCGACGGGCTACCCGCCCTGAGCCGCGCGAAGGTCGAGAACGAGTTCGTCGCCGACGTGATGGGCTCGATCATGTCGGATCCGAAGGTGTTGTTTGACCTGAAGCAGCGCATGGAGCCCAACGCGTTCAAGCGGTTGATGAACCGGCTGCGCTTCTGGATCGAGAAGATGATGTCTCGCCTTCGCCGCGAAGACATGCGGCAGTCCCAATTTGCCCAGCGCACGATGCGCGACCTTCAAAGCGTCAAGACGCTGGTGGCGGACGTGCTGCAGGCCACGGCCGAGGGGCAGTTGCGCCCGGCGATGCGCGACGCGGCGATGTCAGGGCAGCCGCTGTTTGCGCGCCAAGCCGAACCCGACTCGCTGACGCGCGCGAAGATGCTGACCTCGATGACGCCGATATCGGTTGAGACGCCCGCGTCACTAGGTGAGGCCGCTGCCGACTACCGGCAGGTAGTGGGACGGTCGGTCAAGACGGCGGACGGCAATCAAGTGCAGATCGTGAATCGTGCGCTGCGGAAGATGCGCAGCCATTCCGCCGACCCGCGCATGCGGGCCGTGATCGGAAGCGTTGGCGAGTTGCTGCCCGCGGCGAGGCTCTTGTGGAGCCAGCCGGTTCGCTCTAAGCCCGATGATTCGACTGCGGCGTTCCACCATTTTGGAGTTCGCGCGAGAATTTCGGGTGAGCCCGTGTTTGTGCGCTACGTGGTCCGCGAGAACGTCAACGGCGACATGCTGTATGACGGTGACGCCATCATTGAGGCACAAAAAATCCCCGAGGCTTCACAGCTGACGGCCCCAATGGCCGCGCCACGAAGTCCCGAGGACAGTCAGAGCATCGCGCAATGGCTTGAATCCGTCAATGCCGGTAGGATCGGAACAAGTGAACAAGCTCGAGCCAAAGTCTCCAACGAAAGAGCAGGTCAGGACGCTGACGGCGTCCGAGATCGAATCGTTGCGGCAAGAAATGAAGCAGGCGAGCGCCGAAATCCGACAGATGATCGCCCGAGACAAGGCGAATCGGATGTAACCCAGAACCCGCCCGATGGCGGGTTCTCTGATTCTGGGGCCGACGTTAAATTTAGCCGCCAGGATCAAACCAGCACCGACCCGGATGACATCTCAACCCTGCTGCCACCCAACTGGGGCGGCTGGGGGATTTGGCACCGCAAAGTGCGCGCCGACAACAGGCGGGCGCTTAACCACAACTTGTATCCGTGGTTCATCAACCGCTTCTCGGAAGTCGAGCGTGCCGTGAAGTTCCTGAAGGGCAAGGGCGTTGCGATTCCTGACGAGCGTGACCCCGGCAGCCTGGAGAAGACCTTCTACGGCCGCACGCAGACGCGCCTGGACGATCTGAAGGACACGACCAAGGCGCTGTTCAAGGTGATGAACAAGGCTGGCGTGAGCTTCAAGCAGGCCAGTGACTACCTGTATGCGCTGCACGCTCAGGAGCGCAACGCGGCCATTGCCGAGCGGAACAGCATGTTCCCCGATGGTGGGTCGGGCATGACCAACCGGCAGGCGAAGAAGATTCTTGCCGAAGTGGCTGCACTGCCGCAGGAACAGCGTGACGCGCTGGCTGAGGTGTCCCGCGTGGTGCAGGCGATCAATCGGCAGAAGCTGAACCTGATGCGCGAGGCTGGGCTGATCTCGGCGCAGCAGTACCAGGACCTGACCACCGGGTATCAGCACTATGTGCCGCTGAAGTCCGTCGTTGACCCCGAAGAACAGGGGCAGGGCACCGGCAACGGGTTCGATCAGCGGTCGACGGTGATCCGTGAGGCCTTTGGTCGGGCATCCCGCGCTGAAGACCCGCTGGCTGTCGCATTGCTTGATGCCCAGAAGACCTTCGTTCGTGCTGAGAAGAATCGCGTCGGCCGAGCGGTCTACAACCTGATTCTGGAAACCAGCGGCAATGAAGGCCTCATCAGCGGCCCCGCAGGTGACTACTGGCGAGTGATGACTCCGGCGGAGTACCCGAAGATGGCGCGCACCGTGAAGGTGCCGGTGGTTGACCCTAAAACTGGCAAGCCGCAGATGGACGGCAAGGGCCGAATGGTGACCAAAGACGATGTTCAGTACGTGCCGAGCATCAATGATCTTTACCGCCGCGATGAAATCTTCATGGCGCGGGTAGACGGCGCGTTGGTGGTGATGGAGTTCCAGAACAAACGGCTGGCCAAGCAGTTGAAGAACATGGCGGGCGAGCAGCTGAGCTGGGTGCTGAAGGGCATCGGCGCCGCCACGCGGCTGTTTGGTCGGACGTTGACGATGTACAACCCCGAGTTCGCTTTGCCCAACTTTGTTCGTGACGTGCAAACGGCTTTTCTGAACGCCTTTGGCGCAGACATGAAAGACCCGAAGGGGTTTGCCTTCGATGTGATGAAGAATCTGCGTGCTGGTCTGGTTGGTGCGGTTCGCGGCAAGGATAAGGGCTGGGTAATCGAGGGCAGCCCGTTGTATCGCGAGTTTCTGGAGTCAGGCGGTACGACTGGCGCCTATGGCCTCACAGGTGTCGACGACATAAAGGCAGAGTTCCAGAGGCTGGTGGATCAGCAGCGGAAGGGGGTTCCGAACATTGCAGTGCAGGGTGTGAAGGGGGGCGTTTCCGGCTTCTTCAACATGCTTGAGCGTTACAACGAGATCTTCGAGAACACCACCCGTCTTGCGATCTACAAAGCTGCCCGTGACCGCGGCTTGAGCAAGCAGGAATCGGCACGGCTGGCGAAGGACACCACTGTGAACTTCAACCAGAAGGGCGAACTGCAGTGGCCGAGTGCTTTCTATGTGTTCTTCAACGCCGCCATGCAGGGCAACTTTGCCATGCTGAAAGCTGCCGCTCGCAGCAAGTGGACTCGCCGCGCGATGCTGGGTTTGATGGTGGCTGGCTTGGTGGAGTCCTTGCTTGAGGGCGACGATGAGGAAGGCGAGCCACTGGGAGACGCGGCCGGGAAGTGGTCGCTGGGACGCGAGCTGACTGCGTTTATTGATGAGGACACCTTTATCAAATGGCCGATTGCCTATGGCTACAACGTGCCGTACGCCATGGGCCGGATGGTGGGTCGGGCCGTTCGGGGTAATGCGAGCCCGGCAGAGGCCGTTGGCGTGTCGCTGAGCGCGTTCATGACCAGTTTCATGCCGACCGACACGCTGATTCCGAGCGTGGCTGAGCCATTCTTGAATGTGGCGAACAACGAAACCTCTTTCGGAAGCACGATTTACCGGCGCAGCTTCGGTGACGACACCTATGACCCGGTGGCGTACCGCGACTATGAAGAAAAAGCGCTGACAGGCCTGATGCAAACACTGCACGGGATGATGGGCGGCACGCGGTTCGGGCCGAACTGGGTCAAAGAAGCGTGGAATGTTGACCCACTGAGCGCTTCTGGCGCCGAGGCGCTGGTCAAGGGCTATGTAGGGCCGCAATGGCGCCTGGTAGAAGGGATGGTGACCGTGCTGGCTGGTGACGGGCCTACCCATCGGAACGACGTGCCGGTGGTTCGCCGTTTCGTCAACGAACGTTCGGAGTATTTCTACGACAGCCGCTTCAGCGACATTGCCCGCCAGGCCGATGCCGCGTTGAAGACTATCAAAAGCATGGAGGACAGCGACGAGCCCTATGCAGACCAGTTCACCAAAAAGCAGGAAGACGCCATTGATGAGGTGCTATGGATTGCCAAGGAAGATCGCAAAGCGCGCAGGGATATTGAGGATGCCCCTGACGACGCCACGAAGGCGAAGTGGGAGGCTGAGCGAGATGCCGAGGTGCGAGCGGGGATCAGGATTTGGAACGATGCTTTTGGCAGGTGAGGTGCGTTGACGCCGGCGAGGCCATTAAACTCGGGCCTCAATTCGTTGGGGCCACAGCATGAAAGAGCTTTCACCGTTTAGAAGGTGGCTGTCGTGCGGCCTCCAAGCGGCACTCTTAATTTTCCCAATGGCAGTGTCTTCCAGCGAATCAGTGTGGCCGCTTGAGGGCGGAAAATACTTGGTGTCTGGCGGCGCGAACTCTGTAGTGATCTTTGACCCTAGCACTGTTGAGTATGCGGATGAGTTCGTCGGCCATGATTCCCTGATGCGTTATTGCACCACTGACGAATGTGGCTTCGAGGTTGTTTTTCGGAATTTGACGAATTGCCTTACCCGGCAAAACAAAGCTGTCGCTGTCGCGATGCGGAGCTACGTCAATGATGCCCCTCCAACCCCGTTGGATACTGATTTGGGCTGGAAGTCATGGGCGCAACAGCCGAGCAAATTCAGCATGGAGGCGTTGCTATGCGAGTCCCGGAAAGCTGGAGAACTTGACACGGAAGCCCTCTTGGCACGGCATCAATCTGAGCTTGAGGCCGGTGATGTGTCTTGCAACCTTTTCTCGCCCTGGGAACTTATGGACTTGGACCTAGATCCTGACGACCCCTCGGTGAGCATCCTCACACCGACAAAGATTGGTGAACTATGCGTCGGTAGCGATGAGTAGTGGAGCCACCCACTGGAGCGGCTCGAAGTCGTTCAGCGATCCGCTTGACATGAAACCTGCTGCACAGTGAAAGGAAAAGCCATGAATCCACGCGTATCGAAGGGCCTTAGATGGGCAACAGCCGTGTTCAAGCTCGTCAGCATCGTCGCCGGGGTCAAGGCCGTTTTTGCGTTTGGTGCGCCTGATCCCGGTAAGGGCCTGGCATTGGCCCTAGTCCTGTTTGTTGGCTTCACGGTGATTATCTGCCCCATAGCATTCGTGTGTGGGTGGCTCACTGGCCCCCGAACATCCACGTGCACGTAGGCCGTAAGCATTAGGGACAAATGAGGCGAGGCTACTTCCCCTCGTCTTCATCGTCCGTCAGGAGGTAATCTGCCTTCACTCCCTTTGAACTCGCCAGCTCGACCAACCCGCGCGCCATAGCTTCCTGCGTCTCACTTGGGATGTCCTTTGAGAAGGTCAGTTGGATGACGCGCGCGGGCTGATCAAACGATTCCTCCAGGCGCTGCACGATTTCGGCGTTCAGGCTGCGGCCGCTCTCTTTCGATGCATTCTCGATCTTCTGGCGGAGCTCATCAGCCATGCGAAGCGGGTATGGCTTTATCTGGTGTCGGTCGCTCATGGCGTGATTGTGGGCATCCACTTGCGCGCACGCAATGGTTCTATTTGACATCCACAAATGGTGGATGCTAAAAAGGCTCCACAGTGCATCCCGCACTGGTAAAGGAGACTTTATGACAGAGCCGAAACGCAGTGGAAGGCAGGAAAACTGGGTGCGAACAGCGCTCAGGCTCCCCCCAGAGATTCACGCCAAAGTGCATGAGCAGGCCGAGAAGAATCGTCGGAGTTTCAATGGGGAAATCGTTGCGGTGCTGGAAGACGCAACGGGTCGCGGTGACGACTTGAAGGAGGCCGCATGAACAACCCAGTGACCCTCAGCGACGGCAGCACCGTCACCATGACCAGCACTGAGCTGGTGGATTTCATCAACAGCCAGCGCGGGGCCGGTGAATCAGAACTGCGCCACGACCACTTCATGGCCAAGGTGCCAAAAGTGCTCGGAGAACATGCCCCAAAGTTTCGGGACATGATCCAAGTCACTGTTGGCAATGGGGCAACGCGGGAATCCCCCATCTACCGACTCCCCAAACGCGAAGCCTGCCTGATGGCCATGTCGTACAGCTACGAACTCCAGGCCAAGGTGTTCGACCGGATGACGGAGTTGGAGAACAGGGCCGCCAATCCCATCCTGGCCATGTCGCGGTTGGAGCTGATGCAGCTGGCCACTCAAATAGAAGGCGAGCGGGTCGCGCTTGAAAGCAAGGTGGCTGAGCAAGCACCCAAGGTGCTGGGGTTTGAGCGCATCGCGGACGCCGAGGGATCGATGTGCATGCGGGACTCAGCCAAGGCGCTGCAGATTCGCCCGATTGACCTCAGGAACCTGCTGATCACTCAGCGTTGGATCTACGGTCGTCCGGGGCACTCCGGCTGGCTGGCGTATCAGGACCGAATCACCCAGGGGGTGCTGGTGCACAAGGTCGACACGGTGACCCGCGCGGATGGCAGCGAAAAGGTGGTGGAGCAGGTTCGCATCACGCCGAAGGGGCTGACCAAGCTTGCGCAGATTCTGCAGTCTCAGCAGGGCAGGGCGGCTTGATGACCGAAAGCCCCTCGAAAACGATGGCTTTCCGTGTGGCCGACACTGGAAGCCGTGCCAATAATGGCTCAGCAGCAATGAAAAACCCCGTTCTCTCGACATCTTGGCGGACGAAAGAGAACGGGGCCGAATCAGACAAGTCCTTAGGAGGTATGTCCAATGCATAAATCTACAGAGGTAGCCCCGCAGATTCAACCACGGCCCGCAGCGGCGGCGCCCGAGCCCGCAGTGTTTAAGGTGGTTTTGGCCATCTGGACTACCGAAGAGTTTCAGGAGCACGGCGGTCATAGCGCGCTTTACAAGGCGGTTTGCCTGCCGTACCTGCCCCGTGTTGGGGATAGTTTGGCCATTGGGCCGGGCGGTGACTTTCTCGAAGTCCGCAGCTTTTTCTGGTCGCCCGAAGATGGCTACCAAGTGTGGTTCGACGAGCCGGTAACCCCCGGTATGGACAAGTTCATCGATGACCGCTGGACCGGGCAGTGGAAGCAGCTGCACTGATATTCACCACCCATCTCACCCTCAACCCCGCCCCGAGCGGGGTTTTTCGTTTCAGGAGACTGCAAATGCCGAGCTTCATCTGCTGGAAGCCTGCCCCATGATGGGCCGGGCGCGAATTGCCGTGGGCGTGCTGTCGCTGAGCGCCGCAGGGCTGGTGGGCATCGTCACCCATGAAGGCTTCACAGATCGGGCGATCATCCCCACCCAGGGTGACCGGGCCACGCTGGGCTTCGGCAGCACCGTCCACGAAGACGGCAGCCGGGTGCAGATGGGCGAGACCGTCGATCCGGTGCGGGCGCTGATCAAAGCCGCAGCGCACATCGACAAGGACGAAAAGGCCTTTCGCGAGTCACTGCCGGGCGTGAAGCTGCACCAGGCGGAATATGACGTTTTTCTCGACTTCGCGTACCAATACGGCATTGCCAACTGGCGCTCGTCATCGATGCGCCGTCACTTGCTGGCGGGCAACTACCCTGCGGCCTGCGATGCCCTGCTGCTGTGGCGACGCGCCGGCGGATATGACTGTTCGACACTGGTCGACGGCAAGCCGAACCGGCGGTGCTGGGGCGTCTGGACGCGGCAGCTTGAGCGGCACGCCAAGTGTGTTGAGGCTGGTCAATGACGGCCCCGCTCGTCGCCGCGCTGGTTTTGATGGCCACGGCCGCCGCAGGCCTGATCAGCACTCAGAACGCCAAGATCGAAACCAGTCAGTGCAGGACAGAAGCGGCAACCGAAGCCCTGGCCTACGGGCGCCTGCTGACCGATCGCGACGCCACCATCGCCACGCTCAAGGGTGACATCAAGACCCAGCAGCGCAGCATGGAGACCGCCCAACAGGTGGCCACCTTGGCTGCGTCTGAGGCGGCCGCGAGAGCCCTGCGCCGACTCAACGTGCCCCGTCCCGTGATTGAGGGTTCCGGTCCCGAGGTGATGAACCAATGGCTCGATCAGTAATCCTGCTGTTGGCGCTCGCCCTGGCCGGGTGCAAGTGGCTCGTGCGCGAGGTGCCGGTCGAAGTTGAGCGGGTGGTCTACGTGCAAGTGAGCGTGGCACCTGAGCCGCCACCCGAGCTGCTGACCGAAGTGCCGCGACCGGCACTGCTGTTCGTGGCGCCCAATGACCCGGCGGCGACCAGTGCGCTGACCGCCGAGGGGGAGCAAGTGCTGCGGACTTGGGTCGCTGATTTGGAAGACCTTCTGGCCGCGTGGCGAGCATGGGCTGAGCCGCCTCAAACCCCCTGA